TCACTTCTCAGTGGAAATCAACAGATCCATCTCTTCATCGGTCATGGTGTGTCGGGCTGGCCGACTTCCGCGTTTAGGCAAAACCGTACATCGCCATCCGGTAGCAACGTCACCGGATTTACGGCTTCGACGAGTAATGTGCGCGTCTATTGGAAATGTCACGAACCGCCGCTTGGCTGGCAGCTCCCTTTGCGGATAAATTCCGACATGATATCTTAAACGTTTACTTTGCTCAGCCCAAACGTAAAATTCAAAGATTCTTTCAAGAGAATACCGAACACTATTAAGATCAATCTCTCTCACACGAATAAGGTATGTTCTCCATTGAATTAGGAACTGATCATCAACAGTATCCCATTTTCTCTTGAAGCGGCGACAATAGAATAAAAAATGCCTTATGTTCTTCGCGTACTGATGGACTGTTGTCGCAGACAAAGCTTTAGTCTTGATAAGGTATCGAAACCAATCTGAAGCCGCCTCATCAACGCCCTCGGGCCATATGAGAGTGGGTATCTCGGGATAGGGGACGCCGCCGATTACGCACTCTGAGGTAGTGTGCACGATGATGCCTGTTGGCAGAAGGCGGATCATGTTGTGGTCCATTTATCTGCCCTTTTAAGAGGAGGGTGATATGCTGAAGGCGGTGGCCCAAAGCGCCTGTGGCGCGGCAGTGCTCCTGCAATTCAAAGCGATATGCCTAGTGCCGGTCATGATGGACTGACTGCTTCGTTCATGGCGTGATCGCGCAACCAAACGCCCCGCAATTGGAATTCCGCCCCCGCAGTCCGGACAAAACCTCCGTCGCGAAAGGTCTGGACCAATGCAGCTGAAGCAGCTTCGTTAGACCGGAGCAGTTTCTCGAGGTGTTTGCGCGCCTGGGATTGGACTAAAGAGCGCACCCCTTCGCGGTAGCGCTTCTGCAGAACGTACACGACAGCAGCGTGCAACCGCCTCGGGTCGTCCTTTTTAACTGCGAACCGTCTCTGGGAGACACTATCGGCTTTCACCCAAGAGACACCAAACGCAAGGAGACGATACGGATCTGCGTGTAACCTATGGAGGGCAGCGCTATGGCCGCCGTAAGCGGAACTGATCAGCGACAGAAGATCATTCGATAGGTTAAAGCAAGACAGCCATTCTGCCAACGTGTCAGAGCACCAGTGCGCCCAGGATGAGCAAAGGCTCTCCGCTGCTGTTGGTGGATAGTTGGAGCAATTGGCCTGCAAAGTGGCAACGTCGTTGGCTGCAAGCATTTCCTGCAGTCTATCGCCGAAGAGATCAGCAAGGTGATAAGCAAATGCGTTAGGCACGCCCCTTAGGTGGGGCGAATGTGATACCAGCTTCGGCCAGGTCGTCACGGATGGAAGCACAGGGAACCAGTGGGTTACGCGAAGCTGCTCTTCGATCCGGCCGTCACGGGGGTTTTTCCATTCGGACAAGCGTCCTGATGCCCTCATCAGATACCCCACGTGAAGCGATCCCACCGTAGGCATATGGATACCAGGCATTTGTAAGGTGATGCGCCCCATGCCGTTACCACCAGCATCAAGGCGATTACACACCAGGATCGCGCCGTTACCCTTTTCGTCGAGGTGGCGTATGCGATGAATTTGGACGTCGATGACGGTGGATTGATCTACCACGGTAAGCAACCATGATCGGGAAGCCCGACGTCAACCCATCCCGCTTCACGCTTCTGACGCTGAAGGTCGGCGATCTCAGCGGCTTGCTGGTCTATCTTCTCATAACACCGTGTAAGTTCGCTCGATCTTTCTAGATCTGACGTGTCAGGCCGCTTGCTGCTTCGTCCCGACGCAGGCTTAGATTTTGGCGGTGCCCCAGCAAGCTTGTCTTCGAGCTCAAATATCGAAGCGCGGATGGAGGCATTCTGCCGCAAAACGGAACCGCAGCATTCGATGCGCTCGCAAAGAAATTTGCGGTCGATCCTGCCATTTTTGACTGCAGCTGCCCGAGTTGCAGGATCGGATTCGATCGCATGCAAGATCCACTCTGCTCTCTGAGCGTAAATGACACCTCGATCGCGACCAGAAAGATCGGATACACTATCCCATATGGATTTCATCTCGGCCCGTCTCATCAAACTGGCCTCGGTCGACGGGCCGCCGCCCTTCGCTCGTTCGCCAGCTCCTTGTTCAGGCGGTTGATTTCCTCGTCCTTATCTTCAAGCCGAGCTTCGTGGGACAAGCTGAGGTTAACTGCTGTGGCCAGCCGTTCTGCCATCATATGGTACTTATCGACATGCGCCTTCAGGCACTTTTCGCAAGCTATGTGCTCGCTCCACGGGGCTGACGACTTTGGTTCAGGCTGCGCCGTTGTGCCTCGTGCGGACTTCTTTCGCCGAGGCGTTGCCCACTTTTGGCGAATGTCGGTTAGCAACCCTTCGATCAGACATACTTTTGCCCCGAGATCTGAATCTTGGTGATTTTTCGTGAACGTCCTCGGCGATGGTATTCTTGCAATTCCTAAAGTCTCGTCCTCCCACTCTCGGGCAGCCGTCAAGCTCACAGGAAGGCTGCCGATTTTCTCACGGGGCACCCCGTTTTCCAACCAGTCAGTGAGCACCTCGATCCGACGATCAATCCGCTGATGGATTGATGATGGCTTAGCCGGCTCTGCCCGCGCCATGAGGTCCGTGACATCAGTCATGCTTCATCCGCGACATCAAGGAGCGACACGTCACCAGACCGACCGGCACGGGATTCGCGAACCTCATTCAGACTCACTAGGTTAGACGCCTCGAGATTGCCGAATAGCGTTCCTGCCCGCGCGGAGCTGGCAACCGCGAACTCAAGCTCAGTCGCCTCACCATCGTAATGTTGCATTTTCGAAGATGATATCAGAGCCCACGGGCAGTCCTTGCAGACCGTCGGATTGGCAGCGGAAAAATCCGGCCCGACGACGTCTTTCGGTAGCTCCTTGCCCTTTCTGCATTGCGCCCGCTGGGCCGCACTACGCGACCGAGGGCACGAACAATCAACCCACGGCTTGGGCGTCAGCACAATGTGACTCCGTTGCATGATCGCCTTGAGGCGGGTCGCGACTTCGCGAGGATCGATAACGCTGACCATTTGACGCATCTTGTCCTTGATGCGCTGCGCGTAAGCTCCGAGCTTTTTGCCCATACCCCCGCCGGTGTCACGGTTCGCAACGATCGCCCGCGCTGTCGCCAAGGTGAACCCCCATTCGGCATCAGTCCATATTGCCGCGACCTCAGGATCCCTCGTGATGTAAACCCGCGTCATCTCAGAATCGAAGTGCCGGAGATGATGTGCAAGCACGTTTATTGATGCGCCATGCCAGCGATAATAATAAAGTATTGCGAAGAAACGTCGAAATTGGTGCGGCGACCAGTGCCATGGCATCGGCACCGTATCTCCGACTTGTTTAGGAAATGGCACTTCAACGAATTTTGCGAATTCATTCAAGATAGATCTTATCGTGAATGAAAAATGCTTTTCATTGCCACTCTTTATACTGCTGTACAGGAAAATCCGGTTGCTGCCGGTTGCTGCCCTAGCTCGCTCGCTAATCCGCAACAGCACCTCGACCGCCCTAGCAACGATGTTGGGAACCGGGATCCACTCCTTTCTCTGGAGTGTCTTCTCAATATAGATTTTAAGGAAGTAACCGTCCCTGTCATTCCCTCGGAGGCAACCCAACCTCAGGTCAAGTATCTCCTCATGCCGGCGAGCGGTGAATGTAGCGATGATAATAAAGCACGCTGCCATGAGATATTTGATCGCAGTTCCCAGCGCGAGGTCATGGCCACGCTGACGCTGATGAATTGAGACTTCGAACGGAAGTTCATCATCCGCGGTAAAATCTGAAACAGTTGTCCCAGGCTGCCGCTTCGATTGATGATAATGCTTGGCCACCCTTTCATAGGCAGCGATCAATGAAGATGCGTGTTCTGTCACCCATATCGCAGCCTGCTCCATAAAATATAGAGCGAGACGTGGTGACGGCGTGGGTGTACGAACCGTTCCGGTGCCTTTGGCCTTTGCCACGGTGGACAAGCCTTGGGGAAAAGGGCGTAGCTGGACTGCATCAGGACCGATGACGTCCCCCATGGCATACAAACCTTCGATCGGGTCGAGCCAGGTCGTTAGATTCTGCACGGTTACATTTGCGATCTCAGGCATTTCGTCGGCGGGTGGCGTCGTTACCTTGACGCCATACTTCACTGCTGCATTAACAAGGTGCCATCTAGCCTGCGGGCAGTATTGGATTTGCGAGCCGGGCAACCCGATCTCGGTCCCCACGGCTTGATAGTCGAGAAAGTCCACGCGATGCTTGGGAACGCAATTTCCGGCCTCCGGGCGCATGCCGAGAGTAGGAAAGCCACCATGTAGATCGCACTTCGCATCCGTCTGCCCCTCCACGCGGGCAACATAAGCTCGCATCTTCTCTGAGGCCCCGAGAACGGCCTCTGTACCATATCGAGCAAATTCTACGAACTGCTCCACTAAGTATGGTGTAAATTCAGAGAACGAATAAATTCCATTCTCTGAAAGATATCTAGCAGTCTTGATAAGGTTTCGAACTAACGTTGCATGCACACTTGCATTGTCGACCTTTGCGTATCGATCATCACGGACCCATCGAGCGTACCGCTTTATTGTCTGATAGAGCCGAGGATGCTCAGTTAAGCATGCTCCGTCAGCCATCGGGAACCGAAAATCAATTGGATGAAGATTTTCAGGGTCATCCGTGCTCGAAATCATCCATAGTGGGTCCGAGTAGGGACTGTGAAGCCACCGCGCGGTGAAGTCCGCATCACCGAACAGATCTGTTGCGTCTCCGAGGGAGAACTCAAGCTGAGCAGAAACCACCAAGATCCTCCTAAAGCGGCCGCGGAAGTGGATAATCAGGATCTGCTATTCGCAGATCAGTTAGAGATTTGGCTTCCTTCCAAATCCTGCGGGATGGGCCCGAGCGCATCTTCTCTTCCACGACGTCTGTGAGACAGAGCCATGGCAAGTAGACCTCTTCCCAACGCTGAGGCTGATCGCGCTCCCACTCGCCTTGCACCGACCTGAGGCTATGTTGCCAAAGCTGGAGGAGCGAAATTGCCTCGACCTCTGCTATGACGATGAGATGGGGGCAGTCATCCCAGCAGTCTAAGGTAGTGCAGCGATCACCCTCCCTGCCCGGACGTCCACGAGAATCCGCGCAAAAGGTTCCAAGACCGGTTCGGGCAAGATTGTCGAGCCGCTTCGCGAAGACTTCAGGGGCGATCCCCAACTTTGCCGCGGCTGCATCTATGTTTCTGGCCACGACTGCCTCAAAAGAGTCGCCGAATTCTTTGATGAGTCGGTCGTAAAAATACCGGATCGGCCACCGGTTCTGGTAACCTGCTGAGATTTGCGCGGTGTGCTGCCCAATCGCAGCACCGGCTTGCAGTCGCCCATCGTTCTCCAAGGCCGCGCGAAGTAGAACTGAAGGCCGAATCATGCTCGGCACGATGCCCAAACCGGACAGTTCCTTAGTTGAACCGATATTTCTTTTGAACCAATTGGTGTACCAATGCGGTTCGACCAACTTGTACTCACCTTGAATGAGCGCAACGAAGAGAGGATCGAGCTCCTCTTGGGAATTCGCATTACGGTTGGCGGCAGCTCTCGCAAACTTAGCAGACGATGCGATCCATTCGATTGCTTCCACGGCTAAAGACTTCGACGGAAGGTCGGCGATGATTGGCTTGCCTTTGGCGCGGGCCTTAAAGCCAGTAATACGCGTATGCCCTCGAAGATCGCTAGGCTCCCGACAGTCGGCGGCAAGCGTTCGCCCTACTGCCGGGTTCGCGCCACTTGCCAAGAGGTACAAGGTGAGGCCAGCACCGATCCCATCAGGATGCGGGTTAATATAGGCATCTAATTCGACCTTGTTGCCAATGCATTCATAGCGCTTCTCAAAGAACTGCCCGAGGCCCTCAGCTTTCCCGGCGGAACGGTGATCCGGCATCAGACCGTCGTATCTCATGATCGCGATCGTGATCATGTTGGCGACACCGAGAAGCCGCCTCTCCTCAGTCAGCTCGTCGCTCGAAATAGGAAAATGTGGAGCGAGTGCTATTGTCCTTTCATGCCTGTTGAGCGAAGAATATCCAGCGAAGAATTCGTTAGGATCTATGTTCGCTCTCTGAACAATGATCTCTCCCTGATCGTAATGAGATCGCCAGTAAAGATATTTTTCTTCCGCGACTCTCTGAATATCATCGAGCCTTCTATTAATAACTGTAAGGATCGCTTGAGCTGGATCTGCCGATAGATTTTCATCGCGCCGCAGTTCAGCGTCCAGTACAGACAGAAACGCCGAAGACTCCTCAGCAGTGATGTCTACAGAGAACTTCTTTGCTGCGCCCGTCAATTGAGCTTGTGCAAAATCGACGTAGCTTGCACGCCCATTATTGTGTTGCTCGCACCCGGCGACCTCGACAGCCTCCGCAAGCGTTTTACGCTTCCCACCCTTCTTAGACGAATTCTTTTTTCCAGTGAGTGGGTTACGAAGACCTGGAACAATCCTTTTACTCGAAAATGCATCAAATACCCGTCTAACGACCGAAATATAATGCGTAATAGAATTATCTTTCAGGGGTGAATCTTCACAATCGACGAGATCATTACGCCAATTCCAGAGTGAGTTTTCCCAGTTTTTCTGAGATATCTGCACTCCTCGATTTGCAGCTTTGACGACAGCCAGGCAATCGGGCGAATTACTCAATCCAATAAAATCAAATACGTCGAGTAATTTTAAATATACGGACTTCCAAGACGCTTCTGAAATGGTCGAGACGTACTCGACGAAGCCAACGCAAATCCGTTCAGAGAAACTTTCCCCCCAAACAGGAACTAGGCCCTGGAAGTCGTACCGCCGCTTACCAACAAGCGGATAAATCTTGCTTACCAACGCCTCCTTTCGTATCTCAAGTTCTTTCCGGGAAATGATAGATGCGTATGGCTCGTGATATAAATGAGATTCAACTATATTAGTTGCAAGAGATAAATTTTTTTTACTTACTGTCAGTCCGTCCTTATCAAGCGGACAATCAGTATCCATAATCATTTCAATACACTGCAATTGATCCCGCATCTTTTTTGTCATGTACCCACCGCTAGCAACACGAGAGTCAAATTCATCAAACATCTCTTTGATTTTCGGAGATCGTATGAGGAATGTTCCGCCCCTTATGTCGAAAACATGACAAAATTCTTTTCTATCTACTTTGTTATTCCGTATTTCCAGCAAACCATCTTGCATCTTATCTTCGAGCCAATTGCGCATAGCGGGCAATTTTGTTTCAAGGTTGGTGCTCGCCGCAACCTCGGCTTCATATCGATTGAATACCTCCCGCAATCCGCGCTTCTTGAAGATGAATGCACTGCACCCAAGTTCACCAGCGTAATGCGTTAGGTTAATTTTCCCACCGCGTCCTAGAACCACGCCACCAGCGGCGAAGTCGCGCTCGAGGATTTCCTCGAGTCTGGCCAAGTCGCGGGCGCAGGCATCCCCGCCCTGAAGCTGCGTGGGCATCATGCGGATCATACTCCAAGAAGATCGCCCGCTACTGCAGGCAGCGCGCGATCGCGCGCTTAGACGGCTACGTCGGCCTTAATAGCTGGGTGCGGATCGTATCCCTCGACCTCGAAGTCATCGATGCGATACCCATCTATGCTGTCGGGCCGGCGGACGAGCCGCATTTTTGGAAATGGACGGGGCTGTCGCGTCAACTGCTCCCGAGCCTGATCAAGGTGATTCAAGTATAAATGCGCGTCGCCAGCCATCCAAACAAACTCACCAGGCTGCAAATCAGCTTGCTGAGCCAACATGAGCTGTAGCGCGGTGGCGCCAACGAGGTTGAAGGGTAGACCTAACAAGACGTCGACTGACCGTTGAAACATGAGGCAGTTCAGGCGGCCATCCGAGGTGACATGATACTGGTAGACCATGTGACAGGGAGGAAGCGCCATTTCGCCAAGTTCTGCCACATTCCACGCATGGAAAAGCATCCGACGGCTTGACGGGTTTGTCTTGAGCGAAGTGACGAGTTGGGAAATCTGGTCATATTCTTGGCCATCCGAGCCAGACCAGCGTCGCCATTGCTTGCCATAAACAGGCCCAAGCTCACCCCAGCGAGCGGCGAATTCATCGTCCTCGACAATACGGCGCTCAAACGACTCCTGGTCGATATCCTCGCCGGTCTCTCGGCGATAAGTCGCGAGCGGCCAGTCGGTCCAGATCCGCACATTCTCGCGCAGCAGCGCCTGGATGTTGGTCCCACCCGTCAGAAACCACAGCATCTCTTTAGTCGATGTCTTCCAATACACCCGCTTTGTGGTGATGATCGGGACTGTACCGTCGGAGAGGTCAAATCGAGCCGTGGCGCCGAAGACCGAGCGCGTGCCGACACCCGTACGGTCGATGCGCTCATCGCCATTTTCCAGAATGCGGCGCATCAGGTCGAGGTATTGACCTTCTGCATGTTCACTTTGCCCTACCAAATTAACGCCTCCACAACTGAACCCACATCTAGGCAAGGGAGATCCCCTGCGAAGACACGTTATCAAACCACCACCTTTAACCCCAACGTCCGATCAATTGCACGTTGAGATTAAATACCTCGCCGAAACCCACCAAAAATCGAAAACACCAACCTGAAATCGGACATGAAATCGAAACAACGTCCAATTCAACGTCCAATAAACGAAAATATATATTTAAATTTCATCCTTATTCTTCAACATTGACTTATGATTATCTATCACAAAGTTGGCATGCATTCAATATTTGCGGAAACTTCTGCCGGATTCGGGGATATATCTAAGCGCTGCGCGGCATTCGGGACAGCGGCCTGATCTCCACAGCTCGAATGCTGTTGCCTTCATTCGACAAAAGAGCACCATATCGCGAATCACAAAGCTGCAAATTCTTGGCGCTCTCAATTGGACGTTGAAGGGCTATGCCAGCCTGGGCGACATTATCAGCAGCGACGTCCGATTGCCGACCGCTCGCGAACCATTCAGGATTGACAACTGAGAAATCTCTCGAGGGCAGCGCATTGAAATCTCGGTCACTCAGCGTGTGAAGCGCTACACCATTCCGAGCCTGCCGATCGTGCAATATAGTTGGGCAATTTCAGGCCCGGCAGGCACTCACTCACTCACCGCATTAATGCACTTCACCGGAAAAGTAACTAAAGCCCAATCCCAGGTCACAGCTGCGCTGGAAGAGCAGACCGTTGAGGCGGCCATCCGACACCTGGAACTGATAGGTCATGTGACAGGGCGGCAAAGCCATCTGCGCGACTTCCGCGACATTCCAGCCGGTGAAAAGCAGGCGGCGCGAGCCGGGGTTGGTGCGAATCGCCTCGACCAGTGCTGCGATCTGGTTGTGGCCCTGCGCCGCCCGGCGGAACAGGCCGTCCCCGGCCGGCTCGTAACGCGGCCAGTTCACCCATTGGGCGCCATAGACCGGGCCGAGATCGCCCCATTGCCGGGCAAAGGCCTCATCCTCGATGATTCGCGCCTCGAACGCGTCGCGGTCGATATCCTCGCCGGTTGCCTTGCGGTAGCTGTCGAGCGGCCAGTCGGTCCAGATATGGACATTCTGCTTCACCAGTTCGCGGATATTGGTGTCGCCAGTCAGGAACCACAGCATCTCGCGCGCGGCGACCTTCCAATAGACCCGCTTGGTGGTGAGCAGCGGCACCGCATCGTCCGCCAGCGAGAATCGCAGGGTCGCGCCCAGGATCGATCGAGTGCCAACGCCGGTGCGGTCGATCCGCTCGTCGCCATGGCGCCAGATATGGCGCATCAGGTCGAGATATTGCTCTTCATAATGGGGCGGCTGCGGCGACATGGCGTGCAAGGTCGATGATCCTGGGATGGGAGTGAATCTGAACGTCCCGTCCATGTAGCATCCCCCCTGCCCCGCTGTCCCGACCAAAGGTCGCGCCATAACGGATGCGACTGCCCGCCGGGCCAGCCCCATTCCGCCACTACGGATCATTCCGCGTCTCCGCTCCACGCCCATTGCTGACAGGCTGTGCCCAGGGGGTGCGATGCTGACTTTGGTGATTCTCGACGAGGACGGCCAGCCGCGCGACCGGCTGCACCCAGATGGCAACTGGCCCTGCCTGGTCGCCCATCTGCTGGCCAGCGATGCACGACGCGTCATCCTGCACCAGCAGCGTGGCGCGGCGGCACCGCAGCCGGTCGATATCGCCCTGACCCGTAGCCTGCATCGCCGGCTGCGGGCGCTCGACATCCATCTGGCCGACCATCGGATTGACACGCCGAGCGGCTGTTTCAGCTTCCGCGATGCGGGTCTTTTGTAGAATTTTCAAAAAAGCGCATCAGGTGGCTTGCCAGCCCTCAAACCCCTCTCTATAGGCGCACTCCTGCCTTACGGGGCCGCCCCAAAAGCGGCTTCGGCATCGGTCGGGGAATAGCTCAGCCTGGTAGAGCACTGTCTTCGGGAGGCAGGGGCCGGAGGTTCGAATCCTCTTTCCCCGACCAACTTCTTTTCCAACAACCCACGGTTTATAGCCGTTCTGTCCGGTTCGCGCAAGCGGATCAGGACAGGGGTTGACGGTCCTTATTGAACCTTGCCGGGTCAAAACGGCCTCCTCTGAACCGCATTCGCGACGCCCTTGAGATAGCCGGGGCTGAACCGCGCATAATGCTTCTGGGTGGTGCTATCGTCGTCGTGGCCCATGAATTGCGCCAGCGCCGCCATAGAAATCCCGCTCTCCGCTGCCCAGACCGCGCCGGTATGGCGAAGCATGTATGGCGTGACATGCACACCGCTCCGCTCGCTGGCCGCCTGAAACGCCTTCTTGATGTTGGCGATCGGCTTGCCGCCGCGCTCGATCACATGCGAGATCTGATGCGCCTCGTATGCCTTCACCAGTTCGGCGCGCAGTTCATCGTTCATGGTGACGACCGGGCGGCGCTTCGCAGTCTGACGGCGACCGGCGGGGTTGAGGTCGATCAGGCCACGGTCGAAATCGATTCGATCCCATGTCAGTTCAAGAATCGCCCTCGGCCTGGCCATCGTATAAAGCCCGAGCAGCACATAGAGCCGGGCATGTGGCGCGACCACGCCGTCAAAGAATTTCTCGAATTGCGCATGGGTCAGGTGGCGAACCTTCCGATCGGACACCGGCGGCAGCCACATTTCCGGGCTGCCCTTTTTTGCCCACCTCACCGCCGTCGACACCATCAGCAGCTCATAGCGGATCGTCGCGGGCGCGGCCTTGCGTTGGTCGGCGTAGGAACGGCACATTTCGTGATCGATCAGCGCAGGGTCGGTCTTTTCCCAGAAGGATTTCATCGCCTTCCACGCATCGCGGCGGCGCGGCGCTGACGGTTTGTTGTCGCGCTCGAGCGCCGCCATGTAGCCCTGCATGATTTCGCCTACCGTTCCGGCGCTATCGCCTGCCCCAGCCTGCCAGATGGAGCGGGCCTCCGCCTCCGCGCCCGGCCGATCTTCGGCGTTGAGCTGGCGTCGGCGGCGCTTTCCATTTTCCTTCCAGACGAGGGCGTATCCTCCCCGGAGGCGCTGGACGGTGTAGGGTTCTGACATTCTACTCTCTCAACTTCTTCTGCCGGGACGCGGATCAGCACGCCAAGCCGGAATGACCGCAATTCGCCGCGGTCGATCATCTTGCGGATAAGCCCCTCGCTGCAACCCCAACGCTCAGCCAGGGAGGGGACAGTGAAGGGCCGTGGGATATGTTGGAAAGCCCCCATAGTTCACCCCTCCCCCACAAGAGCGGCGTCGATCCAAGCATCGTGCGCCTCGATCGCGAGAACGGCATCAACGCCGATGGCCTGGCCGGATTTGATCGCGATTGCCTCGTCGGCGTCGCTGTAGCGCATGGCGGCGATGGCTGCCCGCGCATCGAGGCGGCAACAGCATTTGCCAACATCGAATGTGCATAGAGAGCCGCACCCACCGCGCTCAGCAATCGCCAGCGCCACGCGTTCGATCATCTCGCTCACGGCTTCACCTCCCGGATGGCGGGGACGTCGGGAAGCGGGCGCCAGTGGGTGGGCCTGCTGTAACCTTCCGCCTGGTTGTCCCAATCTTCCAGCATGACGGCATCGCATTCCCACGCGCCGCCCCGCTCGTTCCATTTCATTGGCATGCCGAAATCTGCACCGCCGCCAGCTGTGACGATCCACGTCCCATCCCTCGGCGCCGTCTCAATCGGCTGCCATCCCCTCTCAGCCGCCTCCAACCGATCCAGCAGGGCCGGGAGGTGGTTGATGGCGGCGACGATGAGAGCGGCGTCTATCGTCTCATTGCTGGTCTGCATTTCGGCGATGACATATGTCGTCAGCCGGTCGATCTTCTGGACGATCGTGCCAGATGTGTTGAGATATTCCCACGGCCCCGGCGTCGCCTCCGCGATCAGCCCGCGCAACTCCTGGATGATGTCAGTCATGGCCGCTCTCCTTCATACAAGGCGCAATCCGCGCCATATCGCTGCGGCACGACGGGCAATCGCAGCCGTCAATCCGCGCCCGATCCTCCGCCCTGCACTCCTCGCACATCAGGCCATGGTCGGCAGGCTTGCCAACATGATCCTCCCGCATGACGCAGGTGTCGGTGCCGTGGTGTTTCATGGCTGGTGTTCCTTCGCTCGCGCCGCCAGACGATCCAGCCTCTCGGCATCACGCTTGCGCGCCTGCTCCATGTGCCATTCCTGCATGCGCTTCTGCTCGGCCTGATGTTCGGCAATCCGCTCGGCTGTGATGTTCATGCGCGCGGCGACGGTGGGGTAGCTTTCGAGCAGCCAAGGCCAATCGTCGGCCTCCAGTTCGCCAAGCCCCAGAAACTCCCACGAATAGTTGCCCGACATCTTGTTCCACGCCAGCTCGGCCTCGCGACAATCGGTGTGCAGGCTGAACGAGCCGAAATCGCCATCGAAGCGACCGGAATAGCTCAGGGCTTGGTCGCCCTTGTTCATCATGGTGCCGCATCCATCGCACCTGCGAGGCTTGCGGATCGTCACGACCTTCTCGCTGTAGAACTCAGTCATGTCCCACCTCCACCTTGACGAACTCCCCACCCTTGAGAACCCACTGGCCCACCTTCTTGGGCGTTGGCTGGAAGGGCTTGGGCGCGGGGTGTTTGCGGACGTTCTGCATGATCCTTACCGGGCGGCTTGTTAGGACCGCCCGGCCTCCTTGGTGAATGGTTAGGCGGCGGCCTGCTGGTCGCGTGCGTTGCGGGCGCCGATGCCTTCGCGGGCAAGGCGGGCCATCCGCTTGACGGTCGCGTTCGCGGTGGCAGTTTCCTGTGCGGCAATCTGGGCAAGGCTAGCCATCGCCGCTTCCAGCTTGGCGTCGCTAGCAATCACGCGCGCCTGCAACTCCAGATTGCGCGCCAGCATGTCTTCGCTGGTCCGCTGCAACCGTCCGATCGTCGCCTCGCGGACCATCAGCGTGTCATCGCGCTCGACAATCTGGCGGCCCATTTCACGGGTGACCGCATCGTATTTCTTCTTCCAGACGAACATGCTTGTTCTCCTCTAGGCCGCTCTGGCCGGTTCAGAAATCAGCCGGTAGCCCTTCGACCAGTGGGCCGACCCGACCGCTTCGATCAGATATCCGTCTGCCCTCATGCAGCGGATCAGCAGGTAAAAGCTGGCCATGCTCCGGTCCGGCATGACCGCTTTGCGCAGGGTTTCGCCGTGGATCGCCCGACCTTCCCGCAGCAGCCGCAGAAGGTTGGCGCGGCGGTCCCAGGTCTTGGAATAGCGGCCCTTGCGCGTGGGGAGGTCGTAGCGGGAGGCCATTACTTGCCAGCCCCCAGCTCGGTCTTGCGCACGCCAGCATGGACGAACAGGTCATCGCCATCGGCCTCCGAAAGATCGGGCAGCAGCGATTCCAGCTTGGTGTCGACATCGATCACCGTGCCGCATTGGTCGATTTCCGCCATGGCCTGATCCAGCGTCATGCGCTCGCCGCGTTCCTCGTCGGCCGGGCCTTCGCCGACATCATCAGCGGCCCGCTCCGACTGGATCTGATGCTCCAGGGCATCGAGGCGGCCGGCGGGCTGCTCGGTTTCGATCTGCGCAATCTCGCCCTCGGCGGCCATGGCAAGCGCCGCCGACTTGGCGACCATCGTGTCATCGCGCTCGAACTCGGCTTCGATGTCGGTGGAACTCGGCAGTCGCTTGGCGAAGCGCCGCATGACGGTCTTGCGCGCCATTTCTCCCCACCAGTCCACCCACGGCCCCTTGTCGGAGGCGCGCGAAACCTTCCGCACTGCCTCGATCTGGGCGACGTTCATGATTTCGGGCGGGACCACCTCGCCACTCTTGAGGGTAGCGATCGCATAGGCGCCGATGGGATTGCCGCGATCGGCGAACCAGTCAGGCTCGAACACCGGGACAGCATCGAGGCCGGGCCGATAGGTGAATTTGTCATGCTCATGAACGACATGGACATCGACGCTGGCGATCTCGCCCGACTGACGGATCTTCTTGAGGACGCCTGCGATCATCGGCATCCACTGGACCTTCTTGTCCCACCCGCCGGAAGACCGGTTGCGCGTGTTGAAGATCACCAGCGCGCCTTCGCGACCATCTGGCAGCAGGCCGTCCTGGGCCGCCTTGACCACAGCGCCGAACAGAGAGCGGCGATCGGCGTTGAGCAGATCGGGGTTGCTCTGGATCGCCGTCATGGTGACGCGCTGGAACTTGTCGACGGCGATATGCGCCGGCAGCGCCATCTTGAGCTGGTCGCTCATCTGCGCCAGGCTTTGCCGCAACGCTACTGCCGGGTCGGCCCGGCGCTCCTGAAGCTGGGTTGCCAATCAATTTCTCCTTAGAACGGAACTTCTAGGCTGGTATCGAAGTCCTCGATCACCAGCGGATTGTGGATGGTCACGCGACGGTGAGCCTGCATGACGAAGAACTCTTTGCCGGGGTTAGCCACAGCTAGACGCTTCGCCTCTTCCGCTGCTCGTCCGAAAGTGTCGTGACGGACACGGGGGTTCATCCCTTCTGGATTCCAGACGAGATAAAAGGTGTCTGCGAGCCTCATCCGCGCTTCTCCACGATGCTGAAGCGCCGGTAAGATTTGCGCCCCTTGATAATTGTGCCGATGTCGTCGGCAGTGATTTCGCGATCCGGCTGGGCCTTGGTGGTCGGGCACTTGACGGTCATCCCGTCGAGCAACGCCACGCCAGCGGTGCCGAGCTTGTCGAGCAGTTCAGCCTGGGCTGCATCGGCCTGCGCCTTGCCCTGCTTCTCCAGCGCCTTGCCGGTCAGCCAGCGGTCCGCAGCGTCCACAGCCAGATTGTCCGTCCGCAGGTCGATCAGGTCGCCGTTGTCCTCGGGATAGAGCGCGCTGATCGTCGGCAGGTCGCGGGTATAGTCTGCAGCCGGCGGATCGCCCGCAGCGATGGAGCGCCAGAACGCTGCAACCCGAGCCTCGATGTCGGCCCAGATGACCGGGCGGAACTGATACTGAAACCGGCGCAGTTCATTGCCGCCGACCAGCACGATGACATCGCCCCAATCGCAGCGGGCAAGGCCCATGTAGGACATGACCTGCAGCAAATAATTCAGCGGCGGCTCATCGCCCCAGCCCTTGGCCACGATCCAGTCTGCCGTCTTTACCTCAAGGATGCCGCGCCCGCGCTGCGGGCACATCACCATCTGGTCAGGGTGACCGCCCAGCCCGGCTTCGTTCGTCAGCCGCTTGGGCGTTTCCATCTTCTGGTAGCCAAAGCTATCGCAGGCGCCTTCGATAATGACCGGCTCAAGGCGAACGCCCCATTCCGCGCGCTCATTGCCAGTGAAGTCTGGCGTGGCGACATTGCCGGCCTTCCGGTGCCAAAGCTCGAACTCGGTCAGCCAGGGATGCTGGCCGAACAGCGCGGCCACCTCCGACGCGCCGACCACCGATGCGCGGAAAGCGTCGTCGCCATCGCCGGCCATGATGTTGGTCCCCGCGTTCATATGTGACTCCCCACCAACAACCCCATCATGAACACCACAGCCCCCGCCCCGATCAGCTCGGCATAGGGAGGGTGGAGGCCGATGCGGGCGTCGCGGTTGGTCAGGGCGGCGCGGATTTTGCGGATCATGACCGGGCCTCCAGTTCACGCCAGGCCAGAAAGCCTTCGCGAGTATGGACGACATGCCCCGCATGGCCCTCTTTGCCCTGCACGAAATGCCGGTTCATCAACCCGCGCAGCACCGACCGGTCAGCATCGCGAGCGCTGATGCCGCCGCCGTTGGTGCGACAGATGCGGGCCAACAATTCTGCCTGCTTCTCGGTCAACTTGCGGGTCGAAGCCTTGGCCGGATGATCCATGTCGATCACCTGCCCATGCTCATCGTGCGTCCGGATCATGCCCGGCTCTCCATCTTCTCGCGGTGGGCGCGCTGGTGCATTTCATCCATGCTCATCGGCGGCTCGCCCTCGCACATGGCTTCGTGCTGCGCTTCGGCAGCGTCGGCCAGTTCGTCGTCGGTCATCGGGCGGCGCCCCTCGCCATTGCAGGACGGGCAGTCCGACGCATCGTCCAGCTTGAAAGGCTCCATGCGGACGCCGTATCCGTCGCAGTCGGGGCAATCGATTTCGGGCCGGTCCATCAGAAGCCTCCCATCAACTGGTCACGGCGGCTCTGCGCGCGCCATTCTTCCGCCTCGGCGGCCTCCTCGGCCCAATCAGCCAAGCATTCAGCGATCAGTTCGTCAGTCGCCTCGTAGTCGTCGGGAAGCGGACATCCCTCGATCACCTTGATCTCGTCAATTTCGACGGTCGCGGGTTCAGGAGGGTCGATATGGTCGCCGCGAAAGCCCTTATGGCCAGTGTAGCGGACGCCGACATAGGCTTCGCATTCACCGCCCTTGCTGTCGTGCCACATGATGCTGGTTTTCAGATATCCCATCACTCAGCCCTCACAATCCGGATGGCCATCGCCACGGAAACCACGTCCCGGCGCAGCGCATCGTTGAACTCCTCGACCGCATCCCATTCGGCTTCGGTCATTTCGCTGGTGCCGCTCACGCTGTGGTCGCAGATGGCTTCCTCGCGGATATCCTCGATCTGCTGGTGCAGGCGGTTGGCGGCCTTTTCGATATGCGGCCAGGCGGCGTCGAAGGTGCGCGGATCGCAGCCGGACAGCTCGTTCGCATCCATGTCGAACAGCGCGGTCATGGCGCGGATGACGGGCTTGGCAGTCACCAGCCAGTTTCCCGCCTTCTCGGCAGCGGCTTCCATGGCGGTGTGCGACGTTGCTTCGATGAGGGTGGCGCTGGTCATGCCCGACGCCCCTTCATCTGGGACTGCATGGCAGCCTCGATCGCGCGGGCGGCCTTCGCAGCACCCTTCGCGTTCAGGTCGTTGAGCATGTGGCGATACGAGGCGGGATCAGTGGGTTCGCCCCGTTCCGCTGCCTTCGTGATCATTTCGTGTCTCATGGGACGCTCCATCGGTGAACTAATCTCATCCTCGCGGGCGCTCTGACCGCCCGTCTGGGGAGATCAGGCGGCGGCTTGCTCGGGCTTGGCGGGGTTGAGCCAATCAGGCATGCCCTTGCGCTGCGGGCGGGTTGGCATCAGGACGCCGATGAAGTCCTTGTCGTCGGTCAGGACGATCTGCGGCGCAGCCTCGTCGCCGCCCTGAAATTGGACGTAATCACCGAATGCCGTCAGATACTTCTTGTTGAAGGCGCGCACCGCATCGGTGGGCTTGGCCTCGGGGATTACGCGCCGCCAGTCAGGATAGTTGCCGTCGATGAACGATCGGCCGACGCGCAGACTGCAATCCTCGACGCGCTCAATAGCATATTGCGCATCGTCATCGCGCTCGTCGGTCTTCTTGCCTTCGACCACCGCGATGTAGCCGTTGCCGCCGTCAGTCAGCATGCCGACCAGCCACGGCCGCAGGAACAGGCCACGCTCAGGCTTGATGATCGCCGGGATGCGAACGATCATCGACCGAACGACAAAGCCATCGGCATCGTAGCTGACGCCCATGCGATGACCATCGGTAGCCACGCAATGAGCGCCGCCGTTCGGTGATGCCTCAATCAGAACTCCGTTCAGATAATAGCGCGTCTCTTCGGTGCTGATGAACGGACGCACCTTGAGCGCTGCATCGAGCCGGACTGCAAAAGCTGGGGTTGCTGGCACTGCTTCTTCCTCCATCTCGCGGTTTCCCGCTGGTGCCGGGTCTGCGCTTTCGGCTCACCGGCTGATGGAGTGACAATTACGGAAAGCGTAATTCTATGTCAATACGGTTTTCGTAATTTCATCGAATGCCCACAAAAAAGCCCCGCAGCGAACGAGCGCGCGGGGCTAGTCGGGGAGGAAGGCGAGCAGGGGTATGCCGCCGTCAATCGCTAAAGCAGGGTTGTGTTACGACGATGTGGCAGACCGACGCCTAAGCCATCTCAAGATCGTCGCCCTGTTCAGCATCCGCCTCCATTGAGCGAACGTGCTTGAGATAATTTGCTGCCAGAGCGAGATGAACCCTTTTGGCTGATGGATCGCTGGTCATGTTGGCTTTTCGGATCTCAGTCCTGGCGCGACGCTCATAATAGGCTTTGTCCGAAATTCTGCGCATTTTGCTCCTCCTTGAGTTGAACAAAAGCGACCTCGTTGAGAGACCGCTATCCCAGGCAGCGAGCCTTGGGACGCTCCGAATTTACCAAAGAGCGGATCGATTCTTCAAGAGGGAGGAGCCACGAAAAACCCCGCCGCGAGCTGGTCGGGCGGGGCATTGTCAACGGAGCGCGTCAGCGATGGATGCGGATAACCTCATCCCCAATCCATAGGTGCATTCCAGTCTTCTGCGTCTCCGAGCGCGCCCATTCCGCTTCTATGATGGACATGGCAGCCTCAATCCTGGCGCGCGATCGAATCTGGCGACACCCCATTTCAATGCGGTTGAGAGTATCTACTTCGCCGCGTGTGACTTGATGGTTCTTAACGATGGCCCGGAAATGCTTGACGTTGTGAGTTATCAAAATCATTCCGCTGCGGCGGCATGCTTCGGCCACCACAGGGTCAGCCGAACTGTCGAGCATCACATCCCGCAGCCTGGTCAAGTCATGACCGGAATCGCGGAGAAATTCACCAACATCGTCCGGCACGTCGTTGTCGGTGAAAAAAGGAATGCAGGCCTTCTTCCGGGTCAAGCAGCCTCGGGCATTGAGCGGGCAGCTTCTATGTCACCATCGCGCAGGGAGGGAAATTGACCAATGATTTGCTCGTTGGAGTATCCAGCCTCAATGTAATCGACTATCGCCGCTACCGGTATTCTGGTCCCAGCAAATACAGGCTCAGAAGAATGGAAATGGCGGCGCTTGACCACCTGGCCAACCGCGCCTTCATCGCGGTCGTTGAGGCGGCGTATATCCTCGCGCGCGTCGGAAGTTACCACCTCCAAAGCGATCTCAGCGACGAACTGCCTGCTCGAAATTTCGCGCTTGCGAAGCGATTCCGGCTCGTTGAAGACCACCTTGCGGTTGGACACCCACAGCTTCTGTTTCGTCCATTTATCATCGCCAAGATGATCCAAGGCGCGCTCGACCTTGCGCAACTCCTGCATGGAAACACCATGCTTATTGCGCAACTGGTTCAACACCCGAAGCTTCAGCAGATCGGTGAAGGAATAGATAAAATTGTAAGGCTTTCGAGCATCATCACTGGCCTTAAAAGATGGCCGGATAAACCCGTTCCTGTTCCACTGCCGGAGCTGGGCACGCGAAAGGCCGGTGAGCTTAGCCACCTGATCCTCACTGAATGCGCCAATAACTGCCCGGTCCATGATACCCTCTATGTCAAACAGACATAGCCTTAGCCAGCTTAAAGTTCCGTGAACCCTCCCCCACTTATCCACAGCTAAATCCCGATAGGAAACACCCTGCCCCGCTTTTCCTATTTCCTACACGCCCCGCGTTCCGGTAGAGAACAAAAAGAGAACGGATGAGTCGAGGCGTTGGCGATGAAGCGCGTGCAACCAGTCATATTGGATGAACCGGCCTGCAAAGAAGGCTGCGCAACCTGCACCGTGCGCTGCGCGGCCACTGTCATGGCAATGATCGATCTTCGTCGCCAACATGAGGCAGTTTTGCGAGATTACTCAACGTATCGCCGTCCCAGCCTGCTTGACGAAGCAAGGCTGCTTGCAGAACTCCTGGAAAGCTCCGCGCGAGCTTTTCAGCGCGTTCGCCCTCGTGAGGATCGACATCAACCTGCTCTAAGAGCGACACAAACATGTCAGTCAGCGCGTCTAAACTAGGCAGTGACACAGGCATTGCGATTGAGCGATTGACCTCGGTCGCTGGCGCATTTCCGCGCGCTTCCAGCCCTAGCCACTTAGCGACGGCGGGCATTTCGTCCTGCTGAATACGACGCTTACCAAGCAAGACCTCTTTTACGCGCGCAGGAGCGACGCCGAGGTGATCGGCAAGCGCCTTTTGCGTGAACATCTTGGCATCAACCTGCCGGATCAGTTCCGCTCGAATCTCGTCATGTGTAAGCACGCGGGCACATTGCGGAAACCGTAATGACCGGTCGATAACGGACATCGTAACTTTCAGCTTGCCATCATATTACGGTTATCGTAATTATCTTGGGCATGACGAAAGCAGCCCAGATCGTAGACGCACTTGGCGGGACCGTGAAGGTTGCCAACGCGCTGGACCTCACGCCCTCCACGGTTTCCAGCTGGAAGGGTAGCGGAAAAATCCCTCGCTGGTGGATGCGCGATATCAACGCGCTTGCCCAGAAAACTGGCGTCGATCTCGACAACCTCCCCCGCCCCACCAAGCCCGCGAGCGCGGCGGCGTGATAGGGTTCGGCCTTCTCGGCTATGCTCTGGCCACCTATCTCTGGGTGACGCGCCCTAACGTCAAACGCCTGCGCGCGATCATGCGCGAGGAGATCGACAAGGATCTTCTGCGCCGCAGTGGCCTGACGGGTGACGCGGCTATCGCTTACGCCGCCGCACTCCACGCCGACCGCTTCAGAACTTCCAATCCATCGGAGGATCGGCATGTGTGATCGGGCAATCAACCTGCCCGTCGCGGGCGATGTCCATGCACAACTGGCGAAGCGATACGCGCGCCGTGGTCTGGTTATCGCGGCCAGCCTTTTCGTCGGCATCAACAAGCGCTTCCACGATCTTGCTGATGTGCCTCTGGTCGATCGTGCCCGCGTGATGCAGGCCCGACACGATGCCTCGCAGCGCAAGCTTGGTTGCGTAATCCATCCCGAATCTCCCTTCGCGCTGACCATAGCACGGAGGGCTTCGTGAGCAGCCTCACCGATCACCTGTCCCCCACACCGATCCACGCCCACTGCGCGGTTCGTGTCGGCGGCCATAGCTTCGGCTTCGGGGCGCAGTTCTTTGCCATCGCCACCGTGCCTAACGGCGGCGTCGGCGGGCGTCCGGTCGCACCCGTTCCCTGCGATCGTTCGTCCGCCACCAATCCTGTTCCTGAGGGTCGCACCCAGGACGGCGCCGAGGGTCGTTCCCTCTCTCCGGCTCTCGGCGCCAATGTTTCCACTCTCGATCATGCTGCAACCGCTAACGGAAAGGCAGTCCGACATCATGCGTGACAGAAACGAGATTGTGCGTGAGCGCCAATCCGCGATCCGCCGTGAACTCGATCGCCGGGGCATCGCCCTCAAGGTCGTCGCGATGGATGCTGAGATCAGCTATTCATCGATCGCCAGCTATTTCCCGCTGCCTGGCGGGGAACGCCCGGCAATGATCCCGATGGGCGTCGTCTATGCGCTGGCAGAGGCTCGCGCCATCCCGGACGATTTGCTGTCGCTCCTGCTGCCTGTCGGCTGCCTCATGGTCCGCGCGCCGGAGGATATCGATCACGACGAAATGGAGCGGGTCGCCCGCGACTATCTCGCCGCCAAGGGCGCCGCGCACCATCCCGATAGCCCCGGCGGGCGCGAGATCAGTGCGTGCGAGGACGATGCCCTTGATGCGAAGGCCGCGCGCCTTCGGGCGGTGGCAGCATGACCGGCCCCCAGGAAGCCGCGCTGGCTGAGGCTGTGCGGAAGGCGCGGCTCAAAGCCGATCGCGCAGCCATCAACGCCAAGGAACAGCAGCGCATCATCGACATGATGAAGGCCATGCCCATCACGCAGGTGAAGGATCAGACCGGGCGGTCATATTTCACGCTGCTGCGGATTGCGCAGGTGGCGCTGTGACCGTCACCCTGCGCCCCTATCAAACCGCCCTTCTCGACGGCGCGCGGCAAGCATTCCGCGAGCGCAAGCGGGCCGTCCTGCTGCAGCTGCCGACCGGCGGCGGCAAGACGGTATCTGGCTCGAAAATGATCGAGGGCAGCAGCGCCAAGGGCAATATCTGCTGGTGGCTGGCGCATCGCCGCGAGCTCATCGGCCAGACCTCCAAGACCTTTGCCGCCATGGGCATCCAGCACGGCGTCATCGCCGGCGGCCATTCCTCCGATCCCGCCAAGCGCGTTCAGATCGGCAGCATCCAGACGGTCGCGCGCCGGCTCGACAGCCTCACGCCGCCTGACCTGATCATCTTTGACGAATGCCACCACCTCGGGGCCAGCCAATGGCAGAAGGTTTTCGAGGCGTTCCCGGATGCCAAGATCATCGGCCTCACCGCCACGCCCTGGCGCCTCGATGGTAAAGGGCTCGGCCAATGGTTCGAGGACATGATCAACGGGCCCACCGTCTCCGAGCTGATGGATGAAGGCGCGCTGTCCCGATATCGCCTGTTCGCCCCGACCCAGATTGATACCGGCGCGATCAAGATTCAGGCCGGCGACTTCAAGAAGGACGACCTGGCCGCAGCCATGGACAAGCCGTCGATCACTGGCGACGCGGTGGCGCATTATCTCAAGCTGTGCCGTGGCAAGCGCGCCGTCGCCTTCGCCGTCAACGTCGAGCATAGCCAGCACATCGCCGCGCAATTCAATGCCAACGGCGTCCCCGCTGAGCATGTCGATGGCACGATGGATGCCGCATCGCGTGACGGGGCGATCCAGCGCTTCATCGCCGGCGAAACGCTGGTCCTGACAAACTGCGAATTGTTCGGCGAGGGGTTCGATGTCCCGGCGATCGAGGCCGTCATTCTCCTGCGCCCGACCAAGAGCCTTTCGCTTCATCTACAGCAGGTTGGCCGCGCGCTCCGCCCGGCGCCGGGCAAGGCTGAGGCGATCATTCTGGATCACGCCGGCAACAGCCTGAACCATGGCCTGCCTGACGACGACCGGGAATGGACGTTGGCCGACCGAGAGAAGCGCAAGGCCGGTGACAAGGCCACGGTCGCGATCAAGACCTGTCTCGAATGCTTCCATGTCTACCGCCCGGCCCCGAAGTGCCCGCAGTGCGGGCATGTGCCGGAAGCGCAGGGGCGCGAGATCGAGCAGCGCGACGGTGAACTGGCCGAGGTTGACCCGGCGGTTCTACGCGCCGCCCGCAAGCAAGAGGAGCGCCGGGCCCAGAGCGTCGATGACCTGATCGCACTCGGGAAGGCGCGTGGATACAAGAACCCGGTCGCTTGGGCGGCGAAATTCCATGCCGCGCGGCAGGCGGCCCGGTCCCGATATCAGCCAGGATATGGCGGCGGGAGGATGTACGGATGACAGCCTCTTGCTCAAATTGCCGATGCTATCAGCCAAACAGGGCGTCTCGTCCTGATGGGTGGTGTCGCGCGTTCCCGCCGATGTATTTCCAATCTCAGTTCTGCAACGAACCTTTGGATAGCAGGAAATGGCCGGGCGTATCGGCTTCTGATTGGTGCGGGCATTTCGAAAAGCGGGAGAAACCCCGATGAACGCTGCCCACACCGATCTTGTCCGCTCGATCCTGCTGGCCGTCTCCCCGCTCGGCCTGTGCTGGAGCAACGACACGCCGGGGCTCGCCTACACGCGCGACGGGAAGCCCTTCAAATCCGGTCTTACCGGCTCCAGCGACATTCTTGCCTGCATCAAGGGCCGGTTCGTCGGGATCGAATGCAAGACCGGCAAGGGCCAGCTGTCCACTCCGCAGCGGCGGTTCCGTGACGCGGTGATCCGCAGCAATGGCGTATTCATCGAAGCCCGTAGCGTCGATCAGGTCATGGCCTGCCTCAAATCGGAGGGCCTGGCATGAGACACCGCGACATCATCGATGTGGCCCAGCCCACACGCCCCTATTTCGACGCCATCGCGGCCGACTGCACCGAAGTGGTCACCGGATATGCCCGCCACCACGCCTATAGCGAGGCGGCATCATTTCAGCGCCAGATGATCAGCGCCATCGACGCGATGCTTGGCGACACGATCGGCACCGCTTGGCGCAAAGCTGTCCGCGCGCAGGCAAAGAATCCTCGCGCTGCCACGGCATGGAAGGCGCGTGCCCTCAATCTCGACGCTGACGACCCGCACATGTCCGTAGCGCTGGCCTGCTTCGCGCCGTTCAAGGCGGAGACATGGATGCTTGCCGTGCCGCTGCCGATCCCCTGCCCCATGGGCCCGAAATTCGCCGAACCGGAGGATATTGTCTTGATCGACCCCGCCACTGGCGCGGCCGCCCTTCATAGTGGCGACACCGACACCTTGATCCGCTGCGATGGCGCAGACCGTTTCAGCGTCATGGCTGATGCGAAGGCATGGGCCCGAGAGATTGCCGCCGGCGCCGTGGAATGGTTCTATCGCCGCGAGCAGGCGCACCGCGCCGCCAATATCGCGCCTGAATGGCTCGGCGCACCGTCCGCGCTGGCGATCGGGAGCCAGGACAAGATCGCGTGGCCCCGCGTGACCGCCATCACTGCCGGCGAGGGCATAGATGCTGCCCGGCTCAAGAGGACAATTTTCCGCCAGACCCGCATCACCCATGTCGAGAGCGCCATGCAGATCGGGAGGGCGGCGTGACCATGGCGAACGTCATCGACCTGAACGCCTGGCGTCACAACCTCCAGATGGGGGACAAGGGGCCCAAGCGTAACCTGACCAACACGATCGCCCATCTTCGCGGGCTGCAGGGGCTCGGCAAGAGCCTGCGGTTCAACGAGATGACGCAGAGCATCGAGTGGAACGGCAAGCCGATCGAGGATCCCGATATCGTGGATATCCGGCTGATCATCGAGCGCAATAATTACCAGCCCCAGGACCGCGATGTCCGCCCGGCGATCGACCGCGTTTGCCGCGAGAACAGCTACAACCCTGTCACCGATTATCTGAACGCGCTGAAATGGGACGGCACCGCCCGGCTTGAACGCTGGCTGCCCCATCTGCTTGGCGCGCCGGCTTCCGACTTCGTGCGCCTCGTCGGGCCCAAGGTGCTGATCAGCGCCGTCGCGCGTGCCTATGAGCCGGGCTGCAAGGTCGACACCGTTCTGGTGCTGGAGGGCGAACAGGGGCTCAAGAAGTCGAGCGCGATCGCCGCGCTGTTCGGCGAGGATTACACCGCCGAATCCGTCAGCCTGTTCGACCAGCACAACAAGATGGTCATGCAGATGATGGGGGCATGGTGTGTCGAGCTGGCCGAGTTCGTCGCCGTGATCCGCAAGGACATGAACGCGGTCAAGGGGCTGATTTCGATGCGCTCCGATCGCGTCGTGCTGCCCTATGCCAAGATGGCCAGCACGCACCCACGGCGCTGCATTTTCTTCGGCACGATCAACCCCGACAGCATGGGCTATCTGACCGACAGCACCGGCAACCGTCGCTATTGGCCGGTCACGGTGACCAAGATCGACATCGAGGGCATCCTGCGCAGCCGGGATCAGCTCTGGGCCGAGGCTGTGCATCGCTACCGTGCCGGCGAACGCTGGTGGCTGGAGGGCGATGAGAACAAGGTTGCTGCGTCGGAGCAGGTTGAGAGGCAGGAAGAGGACGCCTGGGCGCCTATTCTGGAGGCCAAGCTGTATGGCCGTTCAGAGGTCACCACCGACGAGGCTCTGACCGAATTGGGCATCCCGCATGAGCGGAAGGACAAGCGCTCGCAGATGCGTGTCGCCACCGCCCTTAGCCAGATCGGCTTCGAGCGCGGCACCCACCGTCCCGATGGCGGCGGCAAGCCTCGCAAGGTCTGGAGGCGTGCATGATGCTGTCACCACCTCCTGTTACCACCGCGTTACCACCTCGGTTTGTTACCACCTCACCAAGCAACAATGTTGCGCAAACACGTTACCACCACTCATGTTACCACCCCTGTTACCTCCTAAATTCGGCAGGTGGTAACAAGGTGGTAACGCGCGGAAATCTGCCATTTTCTACCTATTGTTACCACCTTTTGAATGAAAGGGAGAAGAATAGGGAGAGTGGTAAAATACCTGGTTTCGCGTGCGTGCGCGGAGGTGGTTACAGATGAGCCCCCTCACCTCCTTCATCTGCTTCGTGCTGAAGAACCGGCCATCGCGCCAGGACGCCGGCAAGGAAGCTCGCCGCCTCAATCTCAGGATCGATTGGGCCCGCTATTATTTCGACACATTGGGAGCAGGACGATGACCCCCACCACCCTCCAGCAAGCCCGCGAGAACGTCGCGGCCCGGTATGCGCAACCGTATCACCAGCGCGCGATCCTCTCCGGCCAGTGGGACGCCGGCTCCCTCGTTCGGGATGAGATCGCCAAGGTTGAGGGGAGGAAGGCGTGAAGAATCTGCTTGCTACCGGATGGTTCTGGCTTTTGGGGGCGCTGCTGCTGGTGTTGCTTGGCGACCAGCAGGACCGTCTGACATCGATGTTCTTGCTCGTCATTTCCCAGTTGTTTTTTGCCGCATACGAGGTGGTGAAGGCGATCCGGGAGAACCGCCCATGAACCCCCGCGCCGCCCGCCAGGCCAGCGGCATGACCCGAAACGAATGGGCAAGGGCCATGGGGGTGTCAGTGCTGACCACGAAGCGCTGGGAGGCACCCGGCAGCCGATATGCCAGCGCTCCGACAGCCCACCGCATCGAGCGCATGGAGCGCGTGCTTACCGGGTGTGGGGTTGATTTGAGGGAGGTGATGGGATGAACGCTGTTGCTGTGATTGAGGCGGCGGTGACGCCTGCAGAGGAGTGGATCGACCGCGGCCGCACGCTTGCCGCCAAGCGCCGCGATGTGGATTGGGCGATTGCGGACTGGATGGTGGAGGGCAAGGCCGCTGGGCACCTCGATCAGGCGGGTTTTGACTTCCTGGCGGACAATCTGGGCATCGGCCCAGCCAAGCTGAAGCTGATCCACAAGGCTGCGGCGATCCCGGCCCACCTGCGCGACACCAGCCTGACGGTCGAGCATCATGCGCATGTGGCCGAGTTGCCGGTGCAGGAGCAGATCGAACTGCTGACCGAGGCCAAGCGCCAGCATTGGAGCGATGATGACCTGCGCAAGCAGACGATCACGCGCAAGGTGGAGACGGGGCGCGCGGCGATGCTCAGCCCCGACGAATGGGACGACCATTGCCGCATGCAACTCCAGCACGCCTGGAACCGGGCCAGCGTCTCGGTGCGCGAGGATTTCGCCGAACTGATCGCGGCAAGCCTTATGGGGGTTATCGATGCTTAACCACGGAACACGGGGCGAACACCGCCGCCCATCATCCAAGCTGATCCCGCCCCTGCCGCCCGAGTTCGCGCAGCAGTTCGTGGAAGGCGGATGGCGGCGCATCGAGCGGGTCTATGGCGCACGCAATGATCTGGTGCGGAAGTGGATCGCCATGGCCGGCGGGGAGCGCGAGCTTAAGCGGTTGCGGCGCGAGTATATGGCTGGGAGGCGGAAAGGATGACTCCGAAGCAACAGCGCTTCGTGGACGAATACCTGATCGATTTGAACGCCACACAGGCGGCCATTCGGGCAGGCTACAGCGCGAAGACGGCAAACGAGCAAGGTGCGCGGCTGTTAGCGAATGTTAGCGTCCGTAACGCCGTCTCAGAGGCCAAGGCAAAGCGGTCGAAGGAAACCGGCATCGATGCAGCATGGGTATTGAGCCGGCTCGCCGCCGAGGCCTTTGCAGACCTTGCTGACCTGTATGATGAGAATGGCCGGGTGAAGCCGGTCAAGGATTGGCCATTGGTTTGGCGCCAGGGCCTCGTTGCTGGCATCGAAGTCGAGACGATCGGCGAAGGCGCTGGCCACGTCACGAAGGTCAAGATCAGCGATCGGATCAAGCGGGTCGAGCTGATCGGCAAGCATGTCGATGTGCAGGCGTTCAAGGAGAAGCTGGAGGTCGCTGCGGCTATGACGCTGGTGATTGATCCTAAGGACGCTGCGCTTTGAGTCCAGCGACCGGTTTTGCTGACGAAATTACTGCCGAGCGCCCTGCTGGCCATAACGGCGGCCCGCCGATAGCCAAGTTGACCCCGAGGCAGGAAGAGGCGCGCGACCTCCTCGCCTCCCCCGCCCGCAACATCATGCTCCGCGGCGGCTCGCGCTCGGGCAAGACCTTCCTGCTGGTCCGCGCCATCCTCCAGCGCGCCATCAACGCGCCGGGCAGCCGGCACGCGATATTCCGCTTCCGCTTCAATCACGCGAAAACCAGCATCTGGGCGGACACGCTGCCCAAGGTGCTGAAGCTGTGCTTCCCGGCCCTGCGTGTCCGGTTCGACAAGACGGATTTCTATGTCGAGTTGCCGAACGGCTCGCAAATCTGGATCGCCGGCCTGGACGACAAGGAGCGGGTCGAGAAGATCCTTGGCGCCGAATATTGCACGCTCTACTTCAACGAGAGCAGCCAGATTCCTTGGGGGTCGGTGGAAATCGCCATGTCCCGCCTCGCGCAGAAGTGCGAGCTGGCACCTGAGATCGCCGCAGCAACCGGGCGCACCCATCTGCCGCTCAAGGCCTATTTTGACTGCAACCCGCCGTCGAAACTGCACTGGTCGTTCCAGCTATTCCGCGCCAAGGTGAAACCTGGCACCAAGGAAGCGCTGCCCAACCCCGCCGATTATGTCGAGATGAAGGTCAACCCTTCGGATAATGCCGACAATCTGCCTGCCGAATATTTCGAGGTGCTGGCGTCCATGTCCGCAGCCAAGCGGCTCCGGTTCGAGGCCGGCGAATGGGCCAGCGAGGTCAACGGCGCGCTGTGGGCGCTGGAGGACCGGCAGACCGAGGGCGGGACGATTCCCGGCATTGATGGCCACCGCGCGACGCTGGAGCGCAGCCCAGACGATGGCAGGCCTCAGGTTCGCTATGCCGGCGCAGTCATCGACCTGCAGCGCATCGTCGTCGCGGCGGACCCCAGCGGCACCAAGGGCGACGGCGGCGGCGATGACATCGGCATCGTGGTCGCGGCTAAGGGTGTCGACGGTCGCGGCTACGTCCTGCAGGATGCCACCTGCCAACTATCCCCCGATGGATGGGGCCGGCGCGTGGTCGAGATGTATCGACGCTGGGGAGCCGATCGCGTCATCGGCGAGCGCAACTATGGTGGCGCCATGGTCGAGTTCGTGGTGAAGACTGCGGATCAATCAGTCTCATACAAGGAGGTCAGTGCGACGCGCGGCAAGGTTGTGCGGGCTGAGCCAATCTCTGCGCTCTACGAGCAGGGCAAGGTGAGCCACGTTGGCGATCATCCTGACCTTGAGGACCAGATGTGCAACTTCACCGCGTCGGGGTTCGTCGGTGAGGGGTCGCCTGACCGGGCCGACGCTATGGTTTGGGCGCTAACCGAGTTGATGCTTGATAGCGCGGCGCCATGGGGCGCGTCCCTCTAGCCTACCGTCCGTAGCATATCACCCCCTGTCGCCGCAGCGTTCGCGCATGGCCCAACTGCTCGACCATCGCGGCAATCCGATCCAATCTGCCGCGCGCAGCAATGTCGTGCCGATGGTGCGGGACGGCCTTGGCGGACTGGTCAACGGCATGACCGGCGCAGGCACGGGCATCGACCGTAGCGTCTGGGATTCCTGGCATTTCGTGCCGATGACGCCGCATGAAATAGTCTCCGGCTATCGGTCCAACTGGCTGCTCGGCAAGATCGTGGACATCCCCGCCGAGGACATGGTGCGGGAATGGCGCGACTGGCAGGCCGATGAGGCCCAGATTGAGACGCTGGAAGAGGCAGAGCGCAATTTCGATATCGTAGGCAAGGTGCAGCAGGCCATCGCCTACGGGCGCCTGGGCGGCGGCGCGATGCTTCTCGGATATGGTGACGCCACCCCCGAAGCCCCCGCCCCGCAGCCAGGCAAGGACAGCCTGAAATATGTCCACGTCTTCAACCGCTGGGAACTGACGATCGGCGAGGAGCAGCGCGACATCACGTCGCTATGGTTCGGCCAGCCCCAATATTTCCAGATCAACGGCAAGCTCGACAATCCGAAGATCCACCCGTCCCGCGTGATAGTGTTTAAGGGTTCGCCTGTGCCCCGCTTCCCCGGCGTGACATGGGAAGATCATTTCTGGGGCGATAGCATCGTCTTCCGCATCGACCGGGCCGTGAAGAACGCGATCAAGGCCAACGACGGATTTGCGCGGATGATCGATGAGGCGAAGATCGATATCTACCGCCTGTCGGGCTTCATGCAGAACCTCATCAGCAACGAGGATGAGGTTCGCAAGCGGGTGCAATACACCGATGCGGGCAAATCGTCGCTACGGGGCGTCTATCTCGATAAGGACGACGAGTTCACCCAGCGCCAGCTTTCGCTGACCGGGATGCCGGAAATGATCGAGGCGCTGCTTTCGGTTGTTGCTGGCGCTGCCGATATTCCCGCCACTCGGCTGCTCGGCCGCGCTCCGCAGGGCATGAACAGCACCGGCGACCACGACGAGCAGAACTACCACACGATGATCCGCAGCAAGCAGCGGCTCTATCTGTCCCCCTCGGTCGACCGCCTCGATGCCACGCTGATCCCGTCCGCACTCGGCAGCCGGCCCAAGGAAATCAGCTATAAATGGTCGCCTCTCTCGATGCCCAGCGAGAAGGAGCAGGCGGAAACGAACAAGCTCAAGGCTGAGACGATCAAGATCTACGTCGATGCGGCGCTGCTGCCGTCGAGTGCGATCGAGAAGGCCACGCAGTCCATGCTGTCCGACGACCAGTGGTTGCCGGGCTTGGACAAGGCGCTGGCCGAAGCCGAGGCTGCCGGTGAAGAGCCAGGCGGTGACGAATCCGAACTGGGGATCGTGCCCCTCGGAGAGAAAGGAGGTGGTCAGGGATCTGCCGGTAGCGGCGGGAATGCTGACCCCAATCCCGCCCGCCGTGCTGTGAATGATGCCTGGATGATGGAAGACTGGGCGCCCAAGACGCTCTACGTCAGCCGGGCAGTCGAGAACCGCGAAGACATCGTGAAATGGGCGCGGTCGCAGGGCTTCACGGACATCGCCGAAGACCTGCACGTCACCATCACCTACAGCCGCACGCCGGTTGACTGGATGGCCATGGGCGAAAGCTGGCGCGGCAAGCTGGAGATCGAGCCGGGCGGCCCGCGTCTGGTCGAGGCGCTTGGCCCTGATGGCAAATACAAGGCCCTGCTGTTCACCGCCTACGAGCTGGTGAGCCGCAATGCCGAGATGCGCGAAAAGGGCGCCTCGTTCGATTGGCCGGAGTATCAGCCCCACATTTCCATTCAGGTCGGCGGCGACATCGATCTGGCCACGGTGAAGCCTTACACCGGCAAGATCGTGCTGGGGCCAGAAATCTTTGAGGAAATCCGCAGCGGAGGCGAATAGTGGCCTTTTCGCTCCCCCGGATGGCACGCCAAGCAGGCAAGAGAAGGGATATCGTTCTCAGGCCCATCATCCCGACCCAAGCCGCCGCGACCGACCTCGCCGCGATCTACGCGCCCGCCTGGCAGATATGGTCCGACAACATCGACCGCATCCTTGCCGGCTATGACCCGCAGCCTTTGCCAACCGCTGACACGCTGACCGTCGACACCGTGGATCAGGTGCAGGCGGCCATCAGCAGCGTGGCGCAGGAGTTCCTGACGATCCTCACCGCACGGATCGCGCCGGGGCTGAGGCAGTGGGCGGTAAAAGCAGAGAGAACGCACCGCTCGAAATGGTCGGCCGCGATCAAAGCTGGCGTGGGCGTCGATCTCGACATGATCCTGTCCGCGCAGCCGGTGGAGGAGAGGCTGGGAACGTTTCTCGCTCGCAATGTGGCGCTGGTGCAGAACGTGTCCGATCAGGCACAGGGCCGAATCGCTGACGCCGTGTTTCGGGGCTATGAGCAGCGGACGCCGGTGCGCGAGGTGGCCAAGGAAATCCGCGAGGCAACGGGCATGGGGCGTGACCGAGCAATCCGCATCGCCTCCGATCAGAACAGCAAGCTATCGTCCCAGCTCGACCGCGAACGGCAGGCAGAGGCCGGGCTGACGCAGTTCAAATGGCGCCATTCTGGAAAAGTTCACCCGCGATCCTGGCACAAGGCGCGCGACGGCAAGGTCTATTTCAGCCGCAGCGGCAAGCCAGTGGACGGCGGCGAGGCTATCCCCGCCGATGATCGCGCAGGGATGGCGCCTTGGTGCGGTTGCCGCGAGCAGGCTTATATCGCGCTCCTGGATGAGGTGGATTAGCTAGGAAACTCGGCGATTCGCTGCTATCATGCGGGCCAGCGGTGCGGGAACACCGCCGACCCTGACCACAACGCAATGGAGTGCGGTATGGCTGACGCATTCATATACACGCCGATCAACGATTTGAAGCACCGCATGATGCGCGTAATGGGGCGGCGCCATTTGCCGAAAGTCCAGTCTATCGGCGTGACGGGGTGGCCAAACGCGATAGCAGAGACACCTGACGAGGCGATTGGGAAGCTTCTCAAGGTGCAAGATGGGCATCTTGAAGCAAAATTTAGCATCGACCGAGTTGATGGCGACCAGCTATTTCTGAGGCGCGTGATCGATGCAGATTATGATTATGAAGATGTGCGCGCATGACCCCGATCGAACGCGCCGCGCGGGCGTTATTCAAATACGAGCCAGGGCCATATGGCGACTGCGTTGATTGGGCTATCGAACAAGACTTTGGGTGGCGTGATCGCGTGGACGAAGTGCGCCTCGTCCTCAACGCGATCCGCGAGCCGAGTGATGCTATGCTCGATGCAGGCAGAATGGCAGACATCAATGGCGATGGATCATTCGCGCATTGGCAAGCCATGATCGACACAGGGCAGGCTAAGGTCGTGAACCGCGAACCAGAGCCGAACAGCGTCACCATTACGTTGCCCGTTAGAAGGCTCTAACCTCCCGTCCGTAGAGCCAATCCAAGACCATGCGGCAGACAAGCCCCATGGTGCTATTCTCCGACGCCCTGACCCTTGACGCGCCCCGCCGCACCAGTGACGGCTACATGGCCGTGCGGGCAAAGGCGGCTCGGACTGGAACATACGCATACCTGGGCAGCGAAATCGATCCCGACAACAAGCATGGCCTGCGCGATGCGGGAATGGTGAACGTCCTGCGCGATGCCGAAGCGGTTTTTGACCCGCTGTCCGCGCATAGCTTCATCGGCAAGCCGATCACCGACAATCACCCTACCGTAGCGGTCAACGCCAAGAATTGGCGCGACCACGCGCGCGGGACGGTGATGGGCGCGAAGTGGGAGGAAGGCGGTTATCTCGCCTTCGACCTGATGCTCACGGATGCCGACACCATCGATGCGGTGGACGCCGGCAAGCGCGAGCTGTCGAACGGCTATGCGGCGGAACTGCAATTCGGCGATTTTGATGGCCCCGGCGGCGTCAAATGCGTGGCCAAACAGATTTCCATCAAAGGCAACCACGTCGCGATTGTGGACCGGGGCCGCGCTGGCCCGTCCTGCGCGATCCGCGATGCTGCAACGTGCGAGTCAGTCCCGCTGTCGTCCCTTTCCGACAGCGTGGAAGGCGCGACCACATGGCTGAAGAAAGCCATCGCGCTGCACAAGAAGCACATGGACGGCACCGCGCCCACAACCGGCGCGGCTGGCGAGAAAAGCCAGATGTTGATGATGACGCAGATGGAAAAGGCGCTCGCCGAGCTTGAGCCTGGCTCAGGCGGCAAGACCATGAAGATGGACCATTTCAATGACGGAGTACTGCCCGTGAAGACCATGTTGATCGACGGGCTGACCGTCGACGTGTCCAACGCCGATACGGCCGAGGCCACGATCAAGACCCTCATCGCCTCGCGTGATGCGGCCGGCGCGAAGGTTGCTGGCCTCGAAACGCAGGTGGCGACCCTGACCGCCGCCGGCCAGACCAAGGACGCGCAGATCACGACCCTGGAGCAGCAGGTGAAGGACGCCAAGCCGACGCCAGCGCAGCTTCGTGAAGCCGGAAAATCGCTGATGCAGACCGCCGACAAGGCCAAGAACCTCGGCATCGCCGTCACCGACGCGATGGACGAAGCGCAGATCATGCGCGCCACCGTCGACAAGCACATGGGCGAGAAGGCCAAGGACTGGTCGGATGAATCGATCGCCGCTTCGTTCGCTGTGCTGACCAAGGACGCCAAGCCGGCGGACCCGCTGCGGCAGGTGATTTCGGATGGCGTGCAGAGCTTCGGTGATGCCGAAGCCGCCTTCGCCGACGCACAGCGCAAGGCCAGCGAAGAGCGCCGCAACGCCTGGAAGACCCCCGCCACCTCGGCCGCAGCGTAAGGAAACCGCGACATGGCAATCACCATCCAGACCACTTACGCCGAGGACTATGCCAAGGGTTATCCCGGCATGGTCGCCAATGGCGAAACCTCCAACCGCATCAGCCGCACGGTCGAAACCGCTGCGGGCGCTGCGTTCGGCGCCCCGCTCTATCGTGGCGCAGGTGATCACGGCTGTGTCACCACCGTTGGTACGCTGGCTACCTTCCTGGGCTGGGCCATTGCTGATCGCGGCATCGTCCCGACCGTCGTGACCGGCGCGGTGGACACCTACCCGCAATATTCGACCGCCGGCATCCTCACCGATGGCGCAATCTACGTCACCATCACCGGTTCGGTGGCGGATGGCGCGGCGATCACGGTCGGCACCGGTGCGGGCGCCGCCGATGGCATTGGCGGAACCGCTGCCGACGCAACCCACATCGCGACCGGGTGGGTCGCGGACGAAACCGTGACGAACGGCATCTGCCGTATCGTGCGCCGCTAAGGGGGAATGACCCAAATGACTGGCCTGATCTTCACCGACGCGCAGCAGGCAATCGGCTTCGCCCGCCCCGCGCTCTATCGCACTCACTCCACCGTCATGGAGGAAAAGTACCCGGCGTTCCAATATGCCAAGTACATCCCCACCAACGAAGATGGCGACATGTGGGATGTCGGCACCGTCGTGACCTCGCTGAACGGTCCCGCTGGCCGCGCCGAATATCTCTCGGGCAAGGGCTTCGACATCCCCAACGTGTCGGCCCAGATGTCGCAGGGCGTCAGCAACTTTTATCTGGCCGGCTGCGGCTACGAATTGTCGCTGCAGGAGGTCAACCGCGCCTCCAAGATGGGTGTCGACATCAACACCCGCGACGCTTCGGACGCGCGCAAGATCGCTGAGAAGTTCATCTATGACCGCGCCATGACCGGTTCGACCGAAAAGGGGTTCACCGGCCTGCTGAACAACGCCACCGTCCCGGTAGCCAACGTTCCTGCGGACGGCACGGGTTCCGTCACCAGTTGGTCGGCGAAAAATGCGGACCAGAAGGCGCGAGACATCAATCTTGCGCTGACTGACGTGTACACCGCGACCAAGGAAACGGAACTCGCGGACACCCTGCTCCTGCCGACCTCCAGCTTCCTCGACGCCTCGACCACCCGCATGGGCGACACGGGCATGACGGTGCTGGCGTTCCTCCAGCAGAACAACGCCTATACCGCGATCACCGGCCTGCCGCTGAACATCATGCCGGCGCGCGAGCTGGAAACGGCGGGCGCAGGCGGCACCAAGCGCATGGTCGCCTATGCGCGCAATCCGGGCATCCTCGAATTCTTCCTGCCCGGCGCCTTCACCTTCCTGCCGCTGCATCCGCTGTCGTCCATGTCCTGGCGCGTCGACGGGATCATGAACGTCGGCCAGACCGAAATCTATCGCCCCAAGGGCATCAGCTACCGGGATGGGATCTAAGCCATGAAGTCGTTCACGAACCACACCGCCGGCCCCAAGGGCGTCAATATCGTCGGTGGATCGACCGTATGGATCGATCCCGGCCAGACCGTCGAGATCGATCCGAAAACGATCGATGGCAAGGTGCCCGATCTGGGCAAGGCGCCGGATGCTTCGGCCGATGTCGATGATGGCGCGGTCGAAGCCCTCACCGCACAGATCGCCGACCTCACCAAGCAGGTCGAGGCCCTGACGACCGAGCGCGACGGCCTGGCGAAGGACAAGGAAGACCTCACCAAGCAGGTCGAGGCCCTGACCAAGCCTGCCGACACGAAGAAGTAACCGCTTCCTCCGGGGGCAAACGGGGCCGCTGCTCAACCGGGCGGCGGCCCTATTCGTAAGGACTGACCTATGGCCGACATGTATAGCTCTGACCGATCGTTCGATCCGATGACCTTCGGGAACGACGCGACGAAACACACGCCAGCGGACGCCAACCTGCCAATCAACGTCAAGGCAGTGGTCTGCTCGGCAGATTGCACGGTGGACTTCAAGAACGCCGCCGGGACCGCCCGCACTGGATTTCCTGCCAAGGCCGGAATCCCCCTGCCCTTCGTCCCTTCCCGCATCACGGCAGTCTCGGCGGGTGATGTCTGGCTGATCCAGGGGTGACCTACGCCCCGCCCTCGAAGGCAACGTTCGTCGCTATCTTTCCGGCATTCGCGGCTGTGACGGACGAGGCTTATGCGTTCTGGTCGGCGCGCGCCGGGCGGATCGTTGACCCCATGCAGGCCTGCCTTGGCGATGACGCCGATCTGGCCGCCATGCTGCTCACGGCGCACTATCTGACGCTGCAAGGCATCGGCACCGGCGCAGAGGCCGAAATGGCCGCCCAGGGGGCCAGCGGCTTCAAGCGCATCAAGTCGGGCACGATCGAACTGGAGCGAGGCGATGCGGCCTCTGGCGGCGCTGACATGGGCGAATATGGCGCAACCAGTTACGGCCAGCAGGTCTACCCCATGCTCAAGGCCTGCCTCACCGGCCCGCGCGTGACCGGGACCGGTCCTGTCATCGGCAGCTGCGGCTTCAACGGGTTCGCGGGGCCGCTGCCCTATGGGAGGTTCTGATGGGGCTTCTGGACGGCGGCATCGCCCGGATCTTCGACGCTGCACTCTCCGGCCTCTATCTCGACGGCGCCCTTCATCGCGACGGCACCGACCCGATCTACGACAATGAGGGCAACATCACCGGCTATGCTGGTGGCGCCGACATCCCGATCAAGGTCCAGCGCGACGCTTGCACATATGCCATGCGGCAGAGCGAGGGCTATTCAGAGGGCGACGTTATGCTGCTCATCCTGGCTGCCCCGCTCAATGGGGTGAAGGTGACGACAGATTTTCAGGCAACCGATGGGGCCGGCGATCGGTGGATGATCCGCTCGGCCGATCTCGACGCTGCCAGCTCGCATTGGATTTGTCGAGGGCGGGCGGCATGATTACTGCTTGGCTCCGCCCATCGCTTCAATCTCTGCTGCGAGCAGTTCTATGTGGCGTGCTAATTGTCGGCATTCGTCAGATGAAACTACGAGCCTCAGCGCATGTTCGTCGGGTAAAGTCTGCCCCCCTTCTGTCACCACCCGATACAGAATATCCACTGTCCCCACGGGATATTTTACCACCTTTGCTAGGCCAGAAAGCCGAGCGGCTGTCGTTCGCGATTTCGGCGGTGTCGACATCGGATATCCTTAAAGCGATTCGAGACATCCCATCCTGCGAGGGCGACGGCGCGGTGTCGAATCCGGGGCAAACTCGGATGATAGAGGTTTCCAAGGGTGAGCGGATCAATCTGACAGGGCGTGCTGATGGCCGTTAAGCGCGGTTCCGGCGGAGGACTGAGATCGCGGATCAAAGGCCTCACCGCCGAGATGCAGCACCAGCTTGAAACGGCGATCTATGCGATCGCGGATGAGATCGCGACAGATGCGGCAACGTCGATCACCAACGGCAGCGTGTCCGGAAAGAACCACGTCCCATCGAAGCCTGGTGAACCTCCCAACGCTGATACATTGAAGCTCAGCCGCGAAATGGGCGTGCGGATCACGGGGGCATTGAAGGCAGAGGTTGTGTCCCCTACCCCATATGCCGCCGATCTTGAGTTCGGCACCTCAAAGATGGCTGAGCGACCGTTTTTCCGGCCTGCCGTGAAGCGGAACAAGGCGCGCGGCTACCGTCAACTTCGCGCTGCGGTTGACCATGTGATTAAGGGCGGTAGGTTCCGCGAGGACTGAGGGGATTCTATGCGGGCTATACTTGTTCTCCCATTGCTTGCGTTGGCTGCGTGCCAATCTGAGAGAGATACGCTGATTGAGGCGGCAAAAACTTCAGCGGCCGATAAGTTGAGAGACCCAAGTTCGGCTCAGTTCAAAGATGTCGACGTGTGTAAAGCTCCGGGTATGGTCGTTGGCCAGATCAATGGCAAAAACTCGTTTGGCGCCTACACCGGGTTTGAGATTTTCGTTTACAAGAAGCCGCTGGCTCACCTTTCTAGCGAGTATCAAACTGACATCGAAGGCGATGGAAGTGGCGGTGCGATGATCGATTTAATCAACGAGTGTTACGCGGAATCGCCAAAGAAATAAGGCGGCCCGAAGGCCGCCCCATTAGGCCGCTAGACGCTTGGCATCATCCAGCACGCGCAGGATAATATCCTCCCGCGGCAATCCGCCATCATCCCACAGCGCAAGGAATTTCAGGCGAAACTCCCGATCGGTGGTGGGGTGAGCCTTGATGAGGTCGTTGAGGGCCGCGATGTATATGTCGCCCAAGCGCTCCTCTTCCTCATATGAGGTATCAGCCGGGGCGTTGTTATATTCCATCCAGATGGCCATGAACCGATTGTAGATCGGCATGAAGCTGGATGTCTGAGCTACCGCAGGCGCTGCGATAGCGACAGGCGCCACCAGCGCGGCGGTGAGAAATGCGCGACGATCGGTCATGCCATGGCTCCCCGCGAATAAAATGCCGCAGCTGCGCGGCCAAGCGCGATGCGATCAGCCACAGGAAGAGACATCACTTTGTCACGATGATCGTGCAGATGGTCGGCGAACGCTTCGGCGCTGAAAAATGGCATCCAGCAGAGCATGTTGCCCACAGTGCCGGAGGGGTCAGGGTTCACGCCGTTGTCATTTGCGGCGGATCGCGTGACAGCGCGCACGGGAAAGGGTATGACGTTGCAAGCCATGGTCGATCTCCTTGTTAGATCGTTCAGGGGTTAGGAGCGGCGCTGGGACGGCTATCCCGGCGCCGTTCTGTTTTTAGGCGGCCTCTGCCACCGGCGGGAACAGCTTGGCGAGACGCGCCATTCCCTTCGCTGTCACGCGCACCTGCGTAGTGGTCTTTTCAGACCCATCGGCACGGGTAACCACCGTCACCTTATGCTCAAGCAAGCCAGACTGGAGCTTGTCCTGATAGGCCACATACCCCGCCGATCCGGGGCGGCTGTAAATCCAGCGATGTTCGCGCAGGTAGTTGAACAGCGCCTTGGGCTGGACCTGAAGGTTCTTGGCTGCATCAGTGATGCACAGCGAGCCATCAGACACAGCGATGCGTTCCAGCGCTTGGACGGACGGTCGCATCTCCTCTATCTGGCCCTGCATCTCGGCAACCTTCTCGGTATAGGAGAGCAGGGTGCCGCGCAGCCATGCATTGTCGTTCAGCATGACCATCGGATCGACGGGGCGCGCCTCGATTTCTTCCAGCCGCTTCACGATGCGGTGCCGGATCTGGATATTGTAGCCCGCAACGAGGGTGAGCGTCAGATCCTTCGGAAGGTGGAATTCTTTAGTGTAACCGCGAGAATCCTTCTCTTCCACGACATGGCTCAAATCTGAGCCATCCGCCAAAGCGTCCAGCATCGTGCGAATATCGCGGACCACGTTTTTGTGATCCTTCTCGCAAAGCTGCGCGATTTCCTTGCTGGACATCGTGGGTGGCGTTTCGCCGACCGATCCGTTATATATCAAATCGTTCATTGTGTTGGTTCCTTCACATTGAAGGCGTCGGGTGCTTTACGAGGGCTGTCCCGACGCCGCTTTCTCTGCGGCCATGCCGCTTTCCAGCATCACTATGATCTGCGCATTCATCGAGCGACGGCGGGTCTCCGCCAATTCCTTCAATTGGACGCGCAATTTGTCGGGCATGCGAAGCCCAAACGGGGGGATTTGTCTGCTCATTTAACCTCCTTCAGTTGCACTTATGAATTACGGTGATATCACGGCGAATGTCAAGCGGCTGCATCGCGGTAATATCATTTTTTTCTGATATCGTTCTGCTACACAGCCGGAATGACGAATCGACCTGGTAGAGACTCCGAGAAGCTGCTCGTGCGGTTCCCTGATGGGATGAAGGCTCGCATCGAAGAGGCTGCCAAGACCAACGGGCGCAGCATGAACGCGGAGGTCATCGCGCTCCTTGAAATTGCCCTCAGCAACCGGGGTAAGTTTTTCCGCGAAGGTCGCGACCTCAGCGAGATCAGGTCGCAAATGGAAATCATGGCGAAATTTATCCGCGCGCAGATTGGCGATGAGGAGGCGGATAAGCTGGGCCTTTAGACGCAAATAAAGGGCGGCCTTTCGAACGCCCCTGCTTGAAATTGCTGGCGCTTTCTTGAGAATGCTCGACATGCACGAACCCGATGATCCCTGCTTCGCCGAAGAGTTCCTAGGCAAGATCATGCCCGCGCTGATCCGCATGGGCGACATCCGGGAATCTTCCATCCTCAAGCTGGCCGACCAGTGCGACACCGAGGCACATCATTGCCCTTATGTCGATGAAGGGGAGAGGCTGGAGCAAATGGCGACCATACTGCGCTCATGGGTGATTGATGCATCAGGGCCGCCACCATCCGACTGGCATGCAGAGCAGCGGCGGAAGACCCTGAGGATCGTGACGCCGGATTAGCGTCCGTATAGCGCGAGCCATCAGTCGCGCAGGTTGCCATAATGGCGACCAATCTCGACCTGACCCATGCGATGCGCGGCAAGATCATGGCCGCGCTCAAGGCTGACACTGCGCTCGCGGCGATCGTGGGTAGCCGGATTTATCCGCAAGCGGTTCCCGCAACGCCCGTCTATCCGTTCATCAAACTCGGCGCCGCGATCACCACACCCCTGTTCATCGATGGAAACGACGGCACCCAATACAGCGCGGCAGTCCACTGCTTCACCAAGAAGGGCGACGACCCCGAGGTGGAGGCTATGACGATCAACAGCGAGATTGTCCGCATCCTGAATACCATGGAGGTTGCAGCCATAGGCGTCAGCCTCACGATGGACGTAACCCCGCGCCAGGCGCAGGTCATGCAGGACGGCGACGCCGATGCATTCCACGGTTTCGTCACCTTCGACGCCAACGCTTCCTGACCTACCGTCCGTAGAGCAACCGCCTCCCCCACCCCATCCTGCCGGCAACCTGACGCAGGAGCCGCCGAATGACCTACCCAACGACCGCCAAGGGCACGAAGGTGGCCCTCCAGCTTGGAGACGGCGCCCCGACCGAAGCATTTACCACCGTCTGCGGGTTCACCACCAAGGGCCTGCAGCGCACGCGCGCGGTCAACGACGCTGTGGTGTGGGACTGCACCGACCCGGATGCCCCGCCGATTACTGAGCGTGACATGGCCGCCGGCGATTGGTCGATCAGCGGCAGCGGCCAGGCTGTCGTGGCTGAACTGGATCGGATCGAAGCGGCTTATGAGACGCCCGCCAACTGGCGCATCGTCTTCTTCGGCGCCGGGACCACGATCGTCCGCTCTTACACCGGCAACGCCATCATGACCGACCTCAACCTGGGCGCGGTCAACGGCGAAAAGGCCACCATCAGCATCACGCTGAGCGGCAACGGCGCACTGGTGACCGACACCCCCTGACATGCAGACCCACCGCGATATCCTCTTCGCTGATGGCGAATACCGCTTCCTGCTCACGGTCGATGCCATTCTCAAGCTTCAGCATGAACTCGGCATCCGCATCGGCGCGATCCACGCTCATGTCCTGCGCGGTCGATACATCAACGACATGGGCGAGTTCGGCTATGACCTTGAAGCTGATTATGGCGTCCATGAGCTGCTCAAAATCTGCGAATATGCGCTGATCTATGGCAACCGTGCTGTGGTCGAAGGGCGAGAAGTTCCGATGACGGGCGACTTGGCCAAGCGGCTCGTCAAGCTTTACCTCAGCCCCGACCATGGCAACCCGCTGTCGAAGGCTTGGGACTTGGCCACCGCCGTCCTGAACGCCTGCGTCCATGGCTACGATCCTGACGGCGACGATCAAAAAAAAAGCCCGCCGAAGCCGACGAAACCAAGGGCGGCCTCGAAAGGGGGCAAGTGATCGGTGACGCGCTCGCGATGGGTCTGAGCGTCAGCGAAGTGATGGGCATGACGCTGCACGACTACCAGGCAGCGATCTACCATTTCAATCTGCAGAACGCGCCAGAGCAGGAAATGCCGGCCCTCGATGCCGACGAATTTGACGACATGCTGCTCGGCTTGACCGTGAAAGGTGGTGCCTGATGGCCGAAGGGACACCGTTGGAACTCATCGCGGTTGAGGTCCGAGCGGACCTGGCCCAGCTTGAGCGAGGGATGAACGGCGCCGTGCGCGTCGTGGATCAGGCAACCGGCCAGATCGATCGCGACATCAACGCGACGGAGCGGAATATCTCGGTGGCTGGTCGCAACATCGAGCGGTCGCTTGGAGGTGGTAGCGGTGCGGCGCGTGTGTTCGGCCAGCAGATCGGCCAGATGGGACAGCAGGTTGTTGCCGGGACAAACGTTCTGCAGGCGCTTGCCATCCAGCTGCCCGACATTGCGGCAGGCATGGGATCGGCCGGCGGCGCGGCCGGGCGGTTCGCGTCGATCCTGGGCGGCCCGTGGGGGCTTGCTGTCACGACCGCGATATCGCTGGCGGTAGCCTTCATCCCCAACATTCTTGGTATGGGCGACGCGGCGGAAGAATCCACGCCAAAGATTGATCGAATGACCCGTGCGGTCCTCGATCTAGCTGCAGCACAAGGCAAGGTTGAGAACCAGAAATACGCGGAGGCTCAGCTCAAGCTGCTGCAGCAGGAGGCGGCGCTTCGCAAGCTGGACGAGGACATTGCGTCTTCGCAAGGCACGCGAGCGGCCCTCCAACGCAGAATAGCGCTTCAGGCGCGCCGCGATACCCTGCAGGCTCAAGTCGAGGAAACGCGCGCGGTTGTTGCAGGAACCGAGAAGCGGTTGGAGGCGCAGCGCAAGCTAGACGCGGCGGGCACATCTTCTGGCGGATCAACGTCTGGCGGCGCCGCTAGGAGCGGTCGTGTCCGATCGCCATCTGGCCAACCAGAGGCTGACCGCCTTGCGAAGGAGAAAGAACAACTCGACAAGCGCTACACCAGCACGCTGCAGCAATTCGAGCTTGAGCAACGCCTTGCCGATATCCGCGCCAAGGGGACGCTGGAGGCGCAGGCCGAGGCTGACCGGATGGAGGTCATCGCCAAAATCCAGCAGCAGTTCCCCGAGCTGGTCAATTCGACACTGGAGGCTGACAAAGAGCGCCTCGCTGTCCTTGAGCGCATCGCCACGGCGACGATCGACGCTGCATACGGCCGCCGGGCCGATAAGGAGGCATCGGATGCGGCGCTGAAAGCAGCAAGAGAGGACGAGGAAACCCGCCGGCGCGTTGCAGATGATATGGCGCGGAAGCAGGAAATGGACATCCGGAACCTGGCGTCGATCTACGAAGATGCGTTCCTGGGTGGTAATCGCTCCATCTTCGATAATTTCAAGGAAATCGGCATCCGTGCCATTTCCGAGTTGCTGGCGAAGTGGACGCTGGGGCAGGCAGGTAGCGAAGGCGCAAGCGGTGGCGGCATCAATGGCTTCCTGATGTCAGCGGCCCAGGTCGCCAGAAGCTTCTTTCAGGCTTCAGGCGGCGGCGAAACCGGCACCGGCGTCGGCTTCGCATCCGGCGGCACGGCGACGCTCGGCGGGCGGGGCGGCACCGACCGCAACACCCTGTCGCTGAACGGGCGGCCGATCGCGAATGTTACGCGCGGCGAGACGCTGAGCGTCGGCAGCAAGGCGCTGCGGGGCGGCGGTGGCGGGGCGACGGTCAATCAGTATCTCAGCATCGACGCACGCAACAGTGTGACGCCAGAGGGCTTCGCGCGGGACATCCTCACGCTTAGTGGTCAGCAAGCGCAGCAGGCTGCAGGCGCCATGGGAAAGGCGGTCACAAAGGTCGTTCCCGCCCGCCTGGCTCAATATAGCCGGGACGGCACCTGATGGCTCATCATCGCGAGAGCTTCATCGTCTTCATCGACTGCGGCGACGACCCCGCCTTGATGCATGGCGGATATGGCCCGCTCACGATCCCATCAGACACAGTGATCCCATACCCAATGGTCGCGCTCGGCGGTGGCGAATTGGTTGACATCCCGGATTGGCAAACGCTGATAAACGGGACAACGGAACGGCTTGATCTGACCGTTAGTGGCGTCTCTGAGGAGACGTTGCGCCTTGCTATCATCGACGCGGAAAGCGTTCGTTATGCTCCGGTCTATGCAGGCACCGTCCGCTATAATGACGACTGGTCTGTTGCCTCGATCGAATGGGAAAACGTCTTTGAGGCTCGCTCCCTAAGCATCAGCCGCCCCCAAGAAAGCGACGGTCAAGTCACGCGCTCGATCACCCTGACAATCGTTCAAGGGGACAGTATCAGAGGGCGCGCGGGTAACGCGTTTTTTACTGATGCGGATCAGCGACGGAAATATCCAACGGACGCCATATTCAGCAATGTCGGCGGAATTACCGCTGGCACATCGCGGAGGTTTGGCACCCGTGATTGATCTTGGCGAATGGCTCAGGTCGGCAGGCAATAAGCACCGCTCTCCGGGGGAATGGGACTGCTGCGCCACGCCAGCGCAATGGGCTATCGACAACGGTCTAGCCGATCCAATGGCCCAATGGCGTGGCGCATATGACACAGACAGTGAGGCGATCGACCTTATAGAAGCCGCTGGCGGACTGTTGGCGCTGTTCCGCCAGGGTATGTCCGCTGCGGGGATAGCGGAACGTCATGGCGCTCCAGCCCTTGGGGACATTGGCGTGCTATCCATCATGGGCCATGAAGCCGGGGCCATCTTCACCGGCAAGCGTTGGTGCCTTGTGGCGGATCGTGGACTGGTGTTCGCGTCTGTAGAACCGGAAGCGGTGCTAGCTGCGTGGTGTGTTCATGGGTAGAACACTCGGCCGCATCATTGGTGTCGTAACCGCTCCGATAACCCTTATCGATCGCGATCTGGGCAACCTAGTCCGGACTGTGACTTTTACCGCGATCGGCAACTCGCTTGGCGGCCCCCTCGGAGCGGCACTCGGCGCAACACTTGCGGGCGGAATTGCCGCCCTTGATCGCCCCCCTCCCGCCCCCACTCCAGCGTCTAGCACGTCAGTGAAAACTTCTCGGCCTGAGCGCGTTGGAGGTTATGGCGAGAGCAGGCTTTACGGCGCCTATATACTCTACGAAACCGGCAGTAACGGCGCCGCGATCGATGGCTATGCCGTGCATGACGGACCGATGACGGCCCCCGTCGCCTTCTATCTTGGCGATGACAAGGTGACCCATAAGTCCGGTGTCACCTATCCCGGCGGCTTGATCAACGGGCTGTCGGATGGCCGCTATGGTGACGACACCACACGTTTCTATTGGACCGATGGCAGGACGCCGGGGACCACCATACCGGTCATCTATAACGACCTGCCTGGCGTCTGGGGCATCGGCCACCGGGGCGATAATGTCTGCCTGCTTTACACCCGGTTCGCCTCGGTCAAATCCAAGAATTTCTTGGAGCGCTACCCAAGCGGCGTTCCTACTGCCTCAATCGCGGCCCGCTGGCAGAAATGCCCAGACCCATATGCCTCAGATCCCTGCGATGACAGCGCGTGGACGTGGACGGAAAATCCGATCCGCCAACTCATGCACTACATGCTTTATCGGGAGGCGCCAAAGCCGACCATACCGGTAAGCGATCCCAGCTATGCCGCGCAGGCAATGGCGCTGCGGGTGGCATTCTATAACCGAAAAATTCTGCCATCGATCGCGACTTGGCGCGTTGCATCCGATGTCTGCAATGAGTCCGTGCCACTGAAGGCCGGCGGCACCGAACCGCGCTACAGGTCATGCCTTTCGCACACTTTGACTACTGCCCACGGCGAAGTGAAGGCGGGGCTTTTGCAACTCTGTGACGGATGGATGGCCACTCAATTCGATGGGTCTGTCGCGGTATATGCAGGTAAGTTTTACGCACCCACCGTATCGATCGGCCCTGCAGATACCATCGCCTATGACTGGCAGGGCGTCGGCGTTGATGACGATAGCGCAGTCAATGAAATCGTCTGTTCCTATGTCTCCAAGGATCACGAATATAACAGCGTCGAATGTGATGCCTGGCGCGATGAGGACGGCATTGCGGAGCGCGGCTCGCTACTCTCGGAGAATCTTGATCTCCAGACCCCTTCGTGGGGGCAGGTCCGCCGCCTTGCCAAACGGAAGATTGCGCGCGCGAATGCGCTGTATCGCGGAACTGTCACCACGAACGTGGCGGGGCGCAGTGTGCGCGGCCAACGCTATATCAATTTGCTGATCCGGGAGGCTGGGACAACCTTCTTCAATGGCGTGGCTGAAATCACGTCGATCACACGCAACACGGCCACCGGCGGCGTCACATTCACATGGATAGCTGCCGACCCGAACATAGACGCATGGAATGCGGCGACCGAGGAAGGTGAGCCGGCGGCCGTTGGTGACCGGGTAGCACTTGCCCCGCTCAACACCCCCACCATCACCTCCGCAGTCGCGGAACTCAGCGATGGCGGCGCGAACGCCCGCGTCCGTATCACGGTAGACGGCTTCGCCCGCGATGACATCACATGGTATGCCCGCTGGCGCGTCACCACCGACACGACGTGGAACGAGCAGGAATATAGCGACATTGACCCCGGCGCGTCCGCTGTCCTGCTGACCAACCTCGTCCCCACCGATCTCGCGATTGACGTTGAGGTCGCTTATGGCGTTGGTGATGGCCGCATTTCGCCTTGGTCTGCGCTGTGGACGGTCAGCACATCGACCAGCGGCCTTGCCCCCGGCCCTGTCACGGATGACACAGTGACATCGCCTGTCGCTGGCCAAGCATCGATCGCATGGCGTGACCCAACCAGCTCGAACTATTCGGCAACCCGGCTCTATCGCAATACGACCAACAGCTTTGGCACGGCCAGCCAAGTCAACGGCGACATGCTCGGCTCGCTCGGTGCCACGCAGGTCTATGACGACACCGGCTTGGCTACAGGATCGACCCAGCATTATTGGCTGGTCACGGTCAGCCAGTCTGGCGTCGCGAGCAGTCCAACCTATGTCGGTTCGGTGGTGATCACATAAATTCCAGCCTTTACCGTCCGTAGCTTGAGTCGGGCCGCACAACCATCGTTCGGCCATGCTGCCGATCTTCCCCACGCACCGGTTCAACCCGCAGAATATCAAGGCGGACGTGGTGCCGACCATGATTGACGGCGGGACCGCGATCAACGGCGACCATACCGTGATCCAGACCGATGGCGGCGGGCGCTGGGAGATCACCTATTCCGGCATCATCTTGCGCAACCCAGCGATCATCCGCCTGTGGGATGCCTGGACAGCCTACATGCCAGGCCGCAGCTTCTGGGTTCCGCTGGTGTCGCTCTATACTGGACCGCGCCCGACCGATGGATCGAACCTGCTTCACCCTTCTGCAATCTTCGCAAATGACGCTGATTTTCCGACCGTGGTTCGTTATGCGGCCCCTCACATTGTGGCGGCAATCGTCTCCCCACCTTCCACGATTCCGACCCAGATGACGGTTAACGTGGCGCAGGGTGCGCGGCTGCAGGCTGGCATGAAGGGCGATGTCGGCGGGCGAGCATTCAAGATTGAGCGCATCCTTTCCCGTTCAGGTCAGCAGGCGGAATTTTCCTTTCTCCCCCCGATCCGCGACGCCATCGCCGCCGGTGAACCGGTCAATTTCGATTGGCCTCTGGCGCTGTGCAAGCTGGTGTTGGGGCAGGACTTGGCGCCCGCCCTCTCCTTCGGCCGCAGCGCGCAGATGGCGGTCAGCTTTGTTGAAGATCGGTCCACCAACATCGCGGGAGAAGGTTAGCGATGTCGAATTTCCTGCCGATCGAGATACAGCGCAACGCGGACTTCCTCGTTGGCCTGAATTTCAAGGACCGGAACACAGGTGAACCACTGGACATCAGCGGCTGGGACTTCACGCTGCAGGTCAAGTATGTCGGCGGCATTGCGGCAACGGCTATAACGTCCGGCGCCTTCTCCGATCAGATCGGCCCTAGCGGAACTGTGAACCTTCTCATACGCGGCAGCAATTTTTCGTCTGTCCCAGGAAGTCAGGAACGCGTCACTCTCGCATATGACCTTCTTGCGAAAGACGCGGATGGCTATGTGGTTTGCCAGATGCGCGGCCCCGTTCACCTTTTGCCTGGGGTATCTGTAGCATGAGCAGGATTTACGGATCTGGCGGTATCGTTATTGAGGTAACCGGAGCGCGCGGCCCCAGCGGCGCAGAAATTGCGCAAGAGGCAATTGACGCCGCAAATCTCGCCACTGAACAGGCCGAGGCGGCAGCAATCGCCGCAAATGCCGCCGCAGGAAACGCACAGCCGACAAGCTACAAGGCCAACGCATCTGGCGCTGGCGTAGCGACTTTCACGTTCACTGGCGTCGCGTTCACACTTGAGCCTATCATCATTCTGGACGGGCAGCAGCTTGCCGGACCAGGCCTCTTTGGCAGCGATGCTGACTTTACATGGTCGTCTGATATCGGCGCCAACACCAGCACTGTGGTGGTTGCCGATGCAAGCGTAGTTTTTGCCGATAGTGCAATGATCGCGCAAGTCGGAGTCGCTGCACTCATTCCGTATACCACGCCTGATCGGGTTGTCGGTCTTGGCGAGCGCAATATGGCAGGAGGTTTCGTTGGCATTGATGTCGCGGGAAGTTCGCGCGTCGAGAATGATCTTCGCGTCGGCCAGCCATCGTTTGATGGGTTAGGCAATTTTGTTGAGGGCGCAGGCCGCATCCGCCTTGGTGTCAGTGACGCATACCCTGATGGCCTTCTGTACTTGCGGCAGGAAGGCTTCCCAGCCAATTACGAAGAGGGTTCTCTAGCCTTCTACCCAGTTCCCGCCAATCGCTGGTCTGGACTGTCGATCGCGCCTTCTGGCGATCCATGGGATTTGCCAACCGAAAACGTCACCAGCCTGGCGCTCCAGCTCCGCAATGGCGCATCGGAAGAGCGGCTGACGATAAGCTCCAAATGGTTCGGCGGGTTCGGCGGATACGGCGTCTATCGCATCGCCCCCTACCGGAACGGCAGCGGCCAGTTTTGGGATTTGCAGATCGGCAACAACGATGCGGTCCAGCAGATATTCGCCCGAGACGGCACGGTGGCCTTCAACAATTACAAGATTTCCGATGGATCACCGGCGGGGAACACAGTTGTCGATGTCGTGTGCAATCCTATTCCTGATCGTATGCGCTTGTTCGCTCGATCGTCGGGCGAGGTCGGCATTGAGAGCCTGACAAGCGGCGTCAGCAATTGGGAAATGTGGTTCAATGGCGCATTCGGCGGCCCGGTCGTCCGAGGCGTTCAGCCTACGCTATGGCTGCATGAGACTGATGCCCCAGCCAATAACCGCAGATGGTCGATCGACGCATCGGGTGGGACGATGCGCATCCTGGCGGTGAATGACGGTTCTACGTCGCTGACGCACGCATTTGCTGCATCTCGTGCCGGTGAGGTTGTTACCGAAGTGTCGCTGCTCGGCCCGGTTGGCTCTGGCGTCCTTCGCCTGCAACCAAATGAGATTGGTTTCTTTGGAGGCAACCCAGCGACGAAACCATCCATCTCCGGTTCGCGTGGAGGGAATGCAGCCCTCGCCTCCCTCCTTTCCAGCCTAGCCGGCCTCGGCCTCATCACGGACGGAACCTCAGCATGATCACGATCACTCTGCCCAGCGCCGATCACCTCGATTTCATGAAGGCTGCGCTCAAGCTCGTACAGGTCCCTTGGCAGCACGTGCGCGTCGCGGTCGAAGTCGCTGAGGCGCTGGAAAACCCTGATACGCCAGCTATCCCCGGATATGAAAAGGACGAGTGATGAGCCGCGCCCTCCTCCTTCTGAAAATTCCAACCGACCAAGGCGCCGGCGTAGTTGGCTCAAAATCAAGCCAGGCAGGATCGGTTTCACGGACAGTCGCTGCCGTCCTCAATGAACGCCATTCCGCGATGGATGCAGGCGCTAAAGGCGATGGGGCGACAAGTGATTTTTTCGCGCTGCAAACATTCGGCAATGCCTACGGCAAGGTGAAAATCGTTCCCGGCGGCACATACAATCTCGGCGGCGTCGAATGGAAGCCGCCTGCGCAGGACATGACGATGATCGCCGGTGGCGATGTGTCGTTCCCCAACGGCCTGCCAGACCTTGAAAATTTGGTGCCGTTCCAAAGCGGCCCCGGCCCGATCTGGTCGCAGATATTCGCAAGCAAAACCTACGGCTCGAGCTGGCTCGGCGCGGGCAATATCTTTCAGATCGGCAGTCACGTCACGTCCAACGTGGCGGCGGCGCCGGTGGTCGCCGTGTTCGGTCAAGGTCGCGCCTCCGCGCCGTCGTCCAAGGTGTGGGGCGGAAACTTCGTAGCCTATGCGGATAATGCAGTTTCGACCGCGATCGGGATCGAGCTGAATTGCGGCGTGATGGCGGCCGGGGGGTTGGCTTATGGAATGGTCATCGCTTCGGCTGGAACGGGCGGCCAACCCAATGCTGCTATTCAAATCCAGAGTAACAATGTTGCATCGCAGTTTGTAAACGGCCTGTTCTTTCGGTGGCGCGCGACCGAGGGCCTGCTAACTGGATCGGCGATTGCGGTCGGCGGTGATACCGGCGCGACCTGTCAGCATCTTCTATTTGCATACTCTATCCGCGCCACCGGCTCCGAGATCGACATTCCCTCACTTGTTGTCGGCGCTACTCCCGCGACCGTCGGCGCGCGCCTATCCATAACGGCTGGGGGGAGCGACAGTGTCACTGCGCGTGTCGGGGTCGACACTGCCGCCGACGATGGCAATGTGCAGATCAGGGCGAAGGGCGCTGGACAGTCGCAGCTCGCAGATGGCGCCGGCAATGTGAAGGTGGCTATCAGTTCTGTTGGCCTCGCTTTTCATGGAACCCCGCCTGTAGCGAAGCAGACCATTACAGGATCGCGCAGCAGCGGTGCGGCGCTGGCCGACCTGCTGACGAAGCTCGCATCGATCGGCCTCATCATCGATGGGACCAGCGCATGAGTGCCTTTCCATCTGATCCCTTGGCTCGCGTCGTCGCGGACTGGCGGGATCGCCGCGCACGCTTCGGCCAGCTTCTGGATTGCTACCGCTCGGGGCAGATGAGCGAGGCGCAGTGGCAATCGCATCTTGCCGATCCGGGCTTCAAGCGCTGGCTCAACGAGCGGGCAAAGGCGGTCGGCGCGTGATCGCTCTAGCCCGCCTTTCTGACAACGAGGCGAAATTCGCGCGTGATCAGGTCAAGCACCGGAAAGCCGGTGAGCCAGTCGGGGATTTCGTTATCGACCGTGAAGCGCTCCATGCGCATGATGTTCCATGGAAGCGCGCCGATCATGCCAAGCAGCTCACTCATCGTGAGCTTGTTGAGGTAGGCGCCTTCACGGTCGATCGGCTGCTGCATCATGTAATATTTGCTGCCAGGCCGCAGATGCTCCCAGTCAGGGAGGCTCCTGATGTGCGACCCATTGGGCGAAAAATAGAGCGGCGATACGGTGATATAGCCGATGCCGCCCGGCTTGAGGACGCGGTTAATCTCGCGAAGGGAGTTGGGCAGGTTTTCGACATGCTCGACCACGGAATGCGCGACGACAAGATCGATGCTCGAATCGGCCAGCGGGATCGTGATGCCGTCCGACATTCGGTAGAGGACGCCAAGCTTTCGCCAGTGATCGGTATGGTCATGCAAATCGACGCCGTAGCTGACGCGGCCGGGGCGAAGGTAATCGCCAGCAAAACCCGTTTTCCCGCAGCCAAATTCCAGCACGGTTTTGATGCCGGAATATTCCTTTTCGCCGATCGCTCGGACCAGGAACCCTTCAAGCGACCGGAAGATGATCTGGTGTCTGTTCGGAATCGGTGCAGCCGTCGCCATAACTTTCCCCTCAAAGTTGCTTCGAGCCTATCGGCGGGCCGTGGGGGAATCAAGCCGCTACGGCTGGAGGCTCCCCATGCCCGATGATCAATCCATGGCTCTGATGTTAGGTGAGATGCGCGGACAGCTACGGGAACTCGTCCATCAGGTCGCCAACCTTGCGCAGAAGTTCGAGGATGTCGCCAAGACGGCAGACGCGACCAAGCATCTGCCCGACCTCATCACCGACAACAAGACGAAGATCGCCGCACTGGAGGTGCGCGTGACGGCGCTGGAAGCCGTCGAGAGTGAGCGGCGCGGCGCGGTCAAGCTGAGCGGCTGGCTCATCAAGACAGTGCCGTTCGCCTCATTGGGTGCCGGGGCCGTGTTGGCGGCCAAGCTTTTGGGAGTGGGGTGATGAGCATCAGGGACCGTCTGATTTCCGACTGGCGCAAAGCCTACAAGCTGTGGTCGGTGCGCCTCTCCGCGCTGGGCCTCGCCGCCATGACCGCATGGCCCAGCATCCCGCAGGAAATCCGCGAGGAAATCCCCGGTCAGCGCTGGATCGCCGCCGGCATGTTCGCCGCCGTGATCCTTGGCCGGCTGATCAATCAGGAGAAGAAGGATGGCGAGTAAGAAGCAAGCCGCGATTGGCGGTGGCGTTGCTGCTGCGCTGGTCCTCGCCGTGCCGCTCATTGGTTCTTGGGAGGGCAAGCGCAACGATCCCTATCTGGACATCGTGGGCGTGCCTACCGTCTGCTATGGCGAAACCCGCGTGACGATGCGGCGCTATTCCGATGATGAGTGCCTGGCCATGCTCAACAAGGGCGTGCGGGAGTTCGCGGAGCCGGTGGCCAAATGCACGCCAGCCATCGCCAACCGTCCCTATCAGCTCGCCGCCGCAACCTCGCTGGCCTACAATGTCGGCGTCGCCGGCTATTGCAAGTCCACCGCCGATCGCCGCTTCGATGCTGGCGACTTCAAGGGTGGGTGCGAGGCGCTGAAATTCTGGAACAAGGCGGGCGGGCGCGTCGTCCAGGGGCTGGTGAACCGCCGGGCCGCTGAATATCGCCTGTGCATGGTGGGCCTGTGATGCGCGGCCTCCTGATCGGCCTCCCCATATCCGCCGCGCTCTGGCTGGCGCTGATGGCCGGCGGTGCGTGGTTGATGGCGTCGTGAGCCGCCTGCTCGATCCGATCCGGCCCTACCTCTATGCCGGCGCCATCGTCGCGATCCTCGCCCTGTGTGCATGGGTCTGGCGCATCGACAGCCTGCGCGCGTCCCACAAGGAACAGGCCGCCAGCATCGCCAGCGAATATGCCGCCTTCCGAAAGGAAATGACCGACCGGACAGCCGAGGCGCTGGCCAAGGAAAAGGAGCAGGCCCGTGCCGCCGATGTCAAACATGCGCAATCGCTCGCTGATGTGCGCGATGATACTGACCGCTTCATTGCCGCTCGCAGCGTGCGGAAAGCAGCCGCTGGTTGTGGCGCCTCCCCCGCCCCGGCAAGTTCCGGAGTTCCTGCAGAAGTGCCCGCCCAAACCGTCGTGGATAACGCGGACGTGCGCACCTGCGGCGACCTCTACAGCTACGCCTTAGATGCCTATGAATGGGCGAATGGAGCGGTGAAATGATCGGCCTTTCCCTCGGTCTTAGCTTGGGTGGCAGATCGCCCAGCCCGACGCCCACGCCATCCGCGCCGATCTCAGCCGTCGCTGCCAATGGCTGGCAAGCAACGATGCTGATCCCGGCGGATCTGAGCTTCGCCGGCACCAGCCTGACGCGCCAGGGCTATGACAGCAGCGGCGCGGCTGCGACGATCAGCGAGAGCCTGGCAACGACCAAGCGCGTGCGCCAGGCATATCCCAGCCAGGCGGCCCTGACGGCGGCCGACGTGGCGCTGTCCGATTACGTCTATTCCACCGACAGCATCGCCGGCGTCACCAACAATTCGGCGGAAATCAGCCCGAAGCCTGTCGCCAATTGGGTGGTGATCGGCCGCGATGTCGTCGGCAACAGCCTGACGGTCGAGCTGGTCGCGTTCCATCGAAACGGCATCGCGGCGATCGTGGGGACGGCGAGCGATGGCACCAGCAGCGTCACCGCCACCACATCGGCCGCGATCGTGCTGGGCGCGGCGACCGACAGGAATGCGGTGATCGGCTATCGGCTGACCTTCGACATCACCAGCCTGGCGGACCAGTCCGCCATCACCGTCAACGCGAAGGTCTATCCCCGGATCGGCGGCGCCGCGTCAGTGCTGGACAGCGCCGGGGTGACGGCGGAGAGCCGCGAGTTCTCCGGCATCGTCTTCGCCAAGCATGTCGCGCGCGCGGCCGCGCCGGTCTATGTCTATGTCGATGCGACCGCCGGTGTCGATGCGACGGTCAACGCTGCCGGCGCTGCATCCGCGATCCAGAAGGTTTCGACCGATCCGGCTGTTGCCGCGGCCAACCCGTTCCAGTCGCTGGGCGGGACCAATGGCGCGGCCCGCGCGCTGATCGCGGCGAGCACGCTGACCGGGGGCGTTACCTCGGGCTGCATCATCCGGGTCGTCGGCACCGCCGACAGCAGCAGCAACTGGACGACGGGCACCTATCAGAACGCCAATGGCGGTGCGCTCTATATTGAGGGCGTCGATAGCGCTTCGACGGTTTCGCAGCCGTCGGGCAATGACCGCCAACTCTATACCATCTACCGTAATATCAAGATCACGCGGACCACCACGACGGGCCTGCGCTCCAATCGCCTGCGCAATGTCACCCTGGACAATGCCAGTCAGACGACGGCGCTGCTGGCGACCAACCAGATCCTTCGCGCCAACGGCCTGACCATCACCAACGTTACCGGGGTCAGCGTCTTCGGCGTGTCGGCCAATTATGAGTTCCGCCTGGTGCGTGGCCTCGATGTTAGCGGGACCGTGCCGGTGGCGATGGATTTCAGCACCGTCGTCGGCAGCGTCTTCCAGAATGGCGCGACCTTCAATGACCTGTCCACGCGTACGGCGATGGGCGGTATTATAGCTTTCACTCGCGACTACAAGCTGGCCTCATCGGGCTTCAACATCGGCCAAAACTATTCGGTCGATCGAGTGGCGCTGGTCCAGAACCTGTTCGAGCATATCGGCACCGACACATCCAACACCAACCGCTTCGGCGGCGACAGCGGCCTGGGCAACGTCACCAGCCTCATCTGCTGGAACAATACGTTCGTCGGCTATGATATCGTGAACCGGCACAATTGGGCCTATGTCGATGGCACCTTCGCCAGCGGGGCGCAGAGCCGGGTTCACAAGCTCTGGTCGGTGCGCGGCAACATCTTCACCCAGATGAACATGAAGGGCGATGTGTTCGTCGGCACCAACAATAATGGCACGCCAGATCCGACGAACGCCCCCAATGCGATCGGCAACTGGTCTCAGCGCTATGGCGTCGGCTGGATCGGCAACTGGACCCAATATGCGGCGGCAGATGGTGGCGCGCCAGCGTCGGCCGCGATCTTCGCCCAGGACTATGCCGGGCGCAAAGCCAGCTCGGGGACCAGCAACACCGCGCGCAATGATCCGCTCTTCACCGATTACAAGGGGACGACCAGCAGCGGGACGACGCCTGTGGCCGGCGCAGGGGCTGGCACCTACACGCTGCAGGCGGGGTCGGCGGCGATCGGCGTGCTGACAGCGGGCGAAGAGATGCTGGCCTATGATCTCGCCGGCAACGCGCGCGATCGTGGGAGCATTGGGGCTTATCGGTGAGGGCCGCTCATGCGGATTCCGCTCATTCCCCCGCCTCCCGCGCTTCGGAGAGGGCGGCGCGCGTCATGTCGTGCAGATGCTCTCGGATAGATTTCGCGGTTGATTTTTGCCCGCGCCAGAACCCCGCATCATGCGTCTCGTCTCGACCGTTGGCGGTTGTCGTCGCGATGCCATTAAACGCCTCATCCTCTAGCGCCTCACATCTCGCCATTATGCAGCGCACAGCTTCGGCCAATTCCGCAATCTCCGCATCCTTCGCGGCGGTTGCAGCGGCGACGGACTGGAGGCGGTGGCTTTCAATCTTCGCCGCCAATTCCTGCTCCCATGTGTTTGGGTTGCAGGGCACGCTGGTCATCCATTGGCGAAATAACTCGACGTCCACTCCGCCAGCGCCCGCGACCGGCTGGGCGGGGGCGCGACGGTTCCATGCGGCAATGGCTTCGGCCTTGGTATTGCCGGTGGGAGCGAAGGCCCCGCAACCGCACTCAACCTGCCACCACGTCATGCCGGCAGCGTGGCTCTCCGGGGCAGTCAGATAGTCCGCCTCGCCACAAAACGGGCACGGCTCCAGCCCCTTGGGTTCGTTCGGCTTAGTGGTCATGGGGCATCTCCACATTCTCGACCTCAATACCCGCGCGACGCAGGGCCATTTCGATCCGCAGGATACGGCGCTCAATGGTGATGAGGCGCATTGCTTCGGCTTCGGCCGCAGACTGGCCAGATGCCCCCAAAAGACCAATGCTGTATACAGGCTCGCCAACGAAGAACATGTTATCCTCTTCTGAGTTCGACTTAGTCATGGGATTGGCCTTTCTGGGAGATGCATGGTTGCCCGCCGCAATCGAGAATCCCGGTTTCGATCCCGGCGACGATCAGAAAAAAGGTGGCGATGATGGCGACGCCGACGCACACGAAGGCCCGCATTATGCCTCCCCGCGCTTGGCGCTGGAGAGGGCGCGAAGCTGCGACGGAACCGCGATCATCTGGAAGCCCTGCGGCTTGACCTCGACCACATATCGGCGCTTGCCCTTGCTGGTCAGATACGATGCGACAATGACGCCGTGCCAGATCGCTTCGCCGGTAAACTTCTCGACAGGATCGCCGATGGTAAATCCCTCCCCCTCGCCGTCGAACGCCTGCCCGCGAGATTGGGGCGGGTGGGCGCGGATGGTTAGGTGGACATCGGGATTTCGCTCATACATTGACACAACCGCCTCCCCCGCGTCGAACTCTTGGCCGAGACGCTGGAGGGTGGGGACCCTAGCACGGGCTAGCCATGCGTCAAATATATGCGAAGTGACAGTAGGCACTGCATCTGGCAGCCAGTTCTTTGCCCACATTTTGAAAGCTTCATACTCAGCCTTCTGGTCCACCGGCTCCCCGGCCTTCTCAATGGCGGCGTTTTCAGCGGCGCGCAGAGCCTTGCGCCACCAGAAATTGCCGCGCTCATGATCCGGCTTCTCGCCGAAATAATGTCCATCAAGCGGACCATCGCCGCATAGGAACGCCAGCAGTTCGCGAGAAATAACGACGCCATCGGTCGCGGGCTTCACAGCATCAGTCATGTTCGTTTTCCTTGGATAGGAGGTGGGCGCGGACGGCGAGGCCGAGCGGGGTGAGGCGGTCACGGTTGAGCGTGAGAAATTGCGCCACGCCCTCCGGCCATGGGTCGGATGTGACCTGCGCGGTGAGAAACGGATAGCCGCCATGGTTGGACATCATGTCCTCGGCTTCCATGATCGACCTGCGCTGCGCCTCCGTCAGCTTCTCGGCTATCTGGTGGGCGGGGGTCATGCTGCGGCTCCGAATAGGTCAAACTGGTCGGGGCCATTGATCAGGCTCAGCAGCCATTCGCGGATTCGCGGCGCCTGCTTGCAATCGCTAGTCTCGATGCTTTTGAGCAGCCTTTCAGCCTCATGTTTGATGCATGATTGGCGGTCGCCGTGGTCGGGAAAACGGGTCCGCTTTGCCAGCGGTGCGCCGCCCCCGCGCTGGTCGGTGCCACCCATCTGATAGCTGTAGGCGCCCAGCCATACCCCATCGACTTCAAGGACGTAGATCTGGCAGTGGATGCCATTCTTGGTGTCAGGGCAGGCGATGTATTCGCCGGCGTGCTTCGGATAGACACCGTTCTCGTTTGGCTCGGCCTTCAT